TCAGGCCTGCCGCAGTCGCCGAATCGCGTCGGCGTCCTGCTCCTGCCACGCCTTGTACAGCCGCTCGGATTTCCCGCACCGCCCATCGATGCTGCGGCAGGTCGGGCATCCGGTGGTGTGTCCGACGTAAGCGCTCCAGGCTTCCTGTACGGGGCTGAGGCGGCCGACGCCGGGTAAGGCGCGCAGCCTGCTTCCGGCTGCGGGCTCGGGGTCTCTACGCTCGTCCACGTCGACGGCTCCTTGCGGCTGTCGTCCACGCCCCCGGGCCGGTCGCGCGGTCGCGGGGGTCTGCACTGCAAACCGTACTACCCCAGACTACCCCTGGGGGTAGCTATGGCAGGTCAGGGGGCGTGACCTACCGTCGGCTACCATGATCATCGACAGGGAGGGGCCGGTTCCCCCGTACCGCCAGATCGCCGACGACATCCGCCGGAAGATCGAAGACGGAACGATTCCCCCAGGCCGGCGCATCCCCTCGATCGTCGAGATGGAACAGGAGTACGACGTCGCCCGCGACACCCTCCGCAAAGCCACCAAGCTGCTGAAGGAAGAGGGCCTGGTGGAGACGGTGACCGGCATGGGCCTGTTCGTCGTCGACCGTCAGAAGCCATAGTCCGCTGTCAGACCCGGCGGCTACGCTGATCGCCATGTCCGCCACTCCCCCGCCTTCTGGTGCCGCGCGGTCTGCTGCGGTCGTGGATGCGGAGATCCGTGCCCTGCTGCAGGAGACGGGCGGCTGGTTGTGGGGGCCGACGCGGGAGCGGTACGAGCAGCTGCGCGATGAGTGGGTGCGGGCCGTGCACGAGGAGATGACCACCGCGGCGTAGCAGCCTGCCCCGGTGCATCACGCCGGGGCAGGACCAGCAGCAAACCCGACTTGTTCGTCGGATGATGAGCTCAGGCTACTCGCCGCCACCGACAACGCCGGGCCGTCGCGTCGACAGCACTTAGGTGCCCGAGCCGAATCCCTGCTCGGCAGCCTGCTGTAGCCCTGCCTGAATCCGCTGAAAGCCGTCACCGATTGACTGCAAGGCGGACGACATCGGGATCACGGGGGCTGGCGGGTAGTGGCGGTCGAGCTGCTTCAGCGCGCGGTCGACACTCGGGTACGGGCGGTGGGCCATGGTCCCCTCCTTCGTTCCCGCCAGCATGGCAGACGGTCACTCCGCGCCCGGCCACTCCGTCAACGTCTCGCCCGTCTCCTCGTCGACGAGGGTGATGCGGGCGTCGGGCAGGCTGCCGTACTCGCCGACCCAGCTGCTGAACTTCCTGCGCGCGGTGGCCTCGCTGCCCCACCACCCGTGCTGCACCGGGCGGCTGGCGGAGGTGAGCAGCAGGTGGTAGCGCTCCGGGTCAGTCGCCATGCTGCCACCCCGTCTCGTCTGTCCACGCACTCACCGGCAGCTCGCCCGCGGTCTCGCGCAGGTCGGCGAGGATCTTGCTCAGCGGGGCGGGCAGCTTCGGTATGACGGCGAGGCTGTGGTCGCGGCACAGGTCCAGCCAGCGCGGCCCATACCCGGCGGGCGCGATGACTCGGGTGGTGCGGGTGTCGTCGCCGCAGATCGAGCACGGCAGCGGCGGCCAAGCGGAGAGCCGCGCACGCTCGTCCGGCCGCCACTGCACGGCTGGCGCCCGGTCGAGGAGAGCAGGGTCGACGCGGTGCAGCGCGACCAGGTCCGCGACGTCCACGCTTCCTCCCTACCCTGGCGCGCCAGTGTGTGCCACCGATCATAGAATCGAACGCGTGAACGATGCACCATCGCCGTCCCGGCTCGACCTGCTGCGCTTCCTCGAACGCGTCCAGCAGCGCGACCTGGACCGCACCCGGCGGTGGATCGCAGACGAAGAGCGCCGGGAGGCACAGAGGCGTGCGACCGAGGAACGGCGACCCCCGCCGCCTGACTGGCTGATCGAGCAGAGCCTCAGCCGCGACGTGCCACCGGTGTACGTACACGTCGGCGGCTGCCACATGGCGGGCAAGCGGTCGAAGGGCGTGACACGGGATGCCGCGCTGCGGGCGCTCACCGACGGCGTGGATGCCTGCCCGCACTGCCGGCCGGACACCGAGCTCGGGATCCTCGACTAGGCGCTCTTGGCCTTCTTCTTTGCCGCGGTCTTCTTGGCCGGCTGCGTCTTCGCCGCCTTCTTCGCAGGTGCCTTCTTCTTCGGCGCCTGGGCGTCCTCGCCGCGGGCCGCCCGTGCCTGGGCTACGGACTCGTTCAGCGCGGCCATCAGGTCGACCAGCTGGCCGGGCTCGGCCGTAGGCTCGGGCAGCTCTGGCGGCGCGCGGTGCTCCCGCTTCGCCTCGATGATCTGCTCCATGGCTTCCGTGTAGGTGTCGCGGAATTCCGGGTCGTCGAGGTCATCGCGGGTCATGTTGTCCATGAGCGCGAGGGCGCCTTCGATCTCGTCGTCGGACACCTCGACCGGCTCAGGGAGCAGCTCTGTGGGGTCGCGGATTTCGTCGGGCCAGCGCATCGCGTGCAGCACGATGACGTCGTCCCGGATCCGGAGAAGCCCGAGGCGCTCGCGCCCGGACCAGGCGTACTTGGCGACGGCCACCTTCGACGAGCGGCCCAGCGCTTGGACCAACAGCTTGTACGGTTTCGCTGCGACGGGCTGTGCCGGGGCCAGGTAGTAGCCCTCGCCGATGCGGATCGGGTCGACGGAGTCCAGCGGCACGAACGCCACGATCTCGATCGCCTTAGCCGTCGGCAGGGGGAGCTGCTGCAGCTCCTCATCCGAGATCGGGATGACCTGCGTCTTGCTCAGCTCGTAGCCCTTGCCGATCTCGCCCTGGTCGACCTCACGGTCCTCGATCTCGCAGTACTTCCGGATGCGGACGCGGCCCATGTCCTCCAGGTGGTACTGGTGGAAGCGGACCGAGTGGTCCTCGGTGGCCGACTGCACGTTGATCGGCACGGTGACCAGGCCGAAGCTGATGGCGCCTGACCAGATGGTTCGGGGCATGGGACACCTCCGCGACTACCCCGAGCAGCATCAGCCTACGAGCGGCGCGGCGGGCACGCACGCTGCTACCTTGTCGCCCTCACCGCACGCCCTGGGGGGACCGTGAAAATCATCTGGCTACTGCTCGCTGTCCTGCTCGGCTGCCTTGCCCTCGGCGGTGTCGCGCAGCTCACGGAACGCGTCGACCCAATCGAAGTCGCCATCACGCTGCTCCTCGCCTACGGAGCATGGGCCTGCTGGAAGCGCGCAGGCCTCGCACGCAAGCAGCCACCCGACGTCGACGCCAACCGTCGGCCCTGGCAGCGCTGACACGACAGCGCCCGCCTCGACGGGGGAACGAGGCGGGCGCTGCATTCTGTGTGGCACGGGGTGGGTCAGGGTTCCTCGTCGTCAGCTTCGGATGCGGCCTTCTGTTCCGCGATCAGCTCGTCGTAGAGGTCGAGGATGCGCTGGTTGGCTCCCGGAGAGAGGGGCTTCTGCCAGGTGATCTCTCCCGTCTCGTACCAGATCTCCATCCAGTCTTTGGGCGGCTCCCCGATCGGCTCGTTGCTCATGACTTTCCCTGCGGCTGGAGTCGTTCGCCGAGCCGCGCGGCGAGGGCGTAGGCGGGGTGGTTGTCGAGCTGGCGGCGGCGCCGGTTGTACCGCTGGGTGGTGCGCGGGTCGGAGTGCGAGACGGCGTCCTGGACGTCTTGGAGGGGGACGCCGTTGGCGAGGTTGTCGGTGATGAACTGGTGCCGCAGCGTGTGGGGTTTGATCGTGGCGGCTTGCGGGATGTCTGCGCGGCGAGCAAGGACGCGGAGGTGCTTCCACACTTCGGGCTGGGTCCAGCGACGGCCGGAGTCTGTGACGAACAACGGCCCGTCGGTGCGGTTGCCGAGGTAGGCGAGGAGTGCGTCGAGGGCGAGCGGCGGCACGGGCGCGGGCCGCTTCTTCCCGCCCTTCTGGGTGAGCGGCAGGGTGCGGTGTCCTCGGTCGTAGCCGAGCTGGTCGGCGTTGAGGGAGAGGAGTTCGTCGACGCGGGCGCCGGTGAGGTAGAGGAGCATGACGAGGGCGTAGGAGCGGGGCGCCCAGTCGCGCGCGGTCCCGATGAGCCGCATCGTCTCCTCATCCGTCATTCCCTCGGTGGGCGAGTAGTCGGGGTCGATGTCCGGGCGCGGGACCTTGGCGAAGGGGTCGTAGTCGGTGGCCTCGACGTCGATGGCGTAGCCGTAGAAGGAGCTGGCGGCGGACAGGGCCTGGGCGACCGTGGTGTCTTCTGGCGGCTTGCCGAGCCGGGTGGGCGTCTTGGCGACGCGTTTGGCGTAGGCCTCGGCGAGCATCCGCTTCGCGGTGAAGGGGTGCACGCCCGCGCCTCGTGCGTACTCCTCCCACTGCCGGAAGGTGCGGGCGTAGGCCCGCCTTGTGTGGCGGCTCTTCTGGCGGGCGATCCATCCTCCGGCGATGGTGGGTAGCGGGTCGTGGTCGCCATAGATGGTGGTGAGGTGGTCGGCGAGTGCGCGGGCTTCGTCGGGCCAGTCGTCGCGGGGGTCGTGCCGGTCGGTCGACAGCTCCGCCGACGGACGCGGGACTAGGGCGGTCACTCCTCGCACCCCAGGTTCTTGAGGTCAGGGTGATGCAGCCACATCAGGATCGCCTGAGCGTCAAGCACGGCCTGACCGGCGGGTGTCGGCTCGACTGGCTTGAAGCCGGTCGCGTACTCGCAGTCCGCGTCTTGGCAGGCGTGGTCGTCGCCAGCGGGCCAGTAGAGCAAGGGCGTCTTGTGGATCGGGCAACGGCACCGGTCAGTGCATCGGTGCGGGCGCGGGACGCGGGCATTCATTCTTCCAGCTCCCCACGTAGCTGCAGGATGGCGATGGAGATGCCCGTGCAGGCTGCCGCCCACACGCCGCAGGAGCAGTAGGACCAGCCGTTGGTCCATCCTTCGCATCCTTGCGAGTGGCCGGGCTCGTGGTCTGCCGCTTCGCGCGCCTTGTTGTATAGGGCTTGCATCTCGGCATTGCCGCCGTAGGGCGGCACTCGCACTTCCTTCGGGGCGCAGATGGCCGCATGGACGGGCGGTTGGGTCATGGCTACCAGCCCTCTGGTGTCTCGATGTGCGGCGTGCCCGCCCTTGTGTCATTCATCAGAGGTTCCCCTTCGGCTTGCTCGGGTTTGGGATGGCGATGCGTGAGGACAGTTGGTCGCCAGTCATCCACCCTGACTGGATGAGCGCTGGCAGAGCCGTCATGATCCGATCCCATTGGGTGTCCAGGGCTTGGTCTGCGAGGTCGTGCAGCACGCTGTAATCGACCGGTCCGTCACCGAAGGTAGGGCGAGGCTGGGGTGCCATCTCAAAGACGGCAGCCCGGTCGTGCGCTGCGGTCAGCTCCGCCATGGCAGCAAGGCTCGGCGTCCACAGTGCCGTCTCTCGCAACCACCGGTCCACGGCGCGCTCGCCCGCGACCAAGCCGACGAACATCGCTGTGGTCGCCTCGCGGGAGGCGCATGCAACTTCGGCGTGGCCCCTGAAGTCGTCGCCTACGCCTAGGCTCGCTACGTGGAAGCCTCCAGCCATCCAGACAACTGCGTGCCCTAGTTCATGCACCGCAGCGATGGCACGGCTGTCTGCCTCTGACAGGCCGAGCGCCTGGGGGTTGATCTCTCCGTGTAAGGACTCGTCTTCCAAGCGGTTCCTTGTCGGGTAGGGCGTCCCGTCAGCCGTGATGATCTCTCGGTGCCAGATGGTCATTGCCTCCCTCCCTTCCGTTCACGAGTATGGGATAACTGTCATTATCAACCATAGAGTTGGGTGATCGCCAGCACTTCCGGAGACGACAGTGAGCCCCGCTCCTCGGTGGGAGCGGGGCTCGGATACGGCATGTTATCGAGGGTTGCACCGCCCAATGGGGCGCGATGCAGAGGAGGTTCGACCCCCCTGGTTTGACACCATGGCTAGCCTCCGACCATGAGCACATACCAAGGGCGGGCGATTCTCATCACGGACGAGGGCGTAGAGATCGCCGTCGGCGCACAGTTGCGGAGTTGGCGGGACGGGCGCCGCGCATCGTGGGGCGGAAGACTCACGATCGACGGCGAGTACTGGGACATCCTCAAAAACAAGGATGAAGGTCTCAGGCTCCGGCTCACCAACGGGAACGAGGCCACGTTCAACCGTCCGCACAAGCAAGACATCCCAGCCTTCCCCGGCGCCCCGTTCTTCTTTACCGTCATGGGGGACGGCGACGTGCCGTTCTGAGCACGACGAAGCGCCCCACTCCCCCGCCGCGGCGGAAGAGTGGGGCGCTGTCGTTCATGCCGATTCGTCTACGGATACTGGCGGCGGGCGGGATCGAGGCCCGCGGCGACCGGGAGCAGGCCGCCACCGTCGTCTCCGCCGCTGGTGTTGCGGCAGGTGTAGTGCGTGGATCCGTCACCGTCCGGGGTGCACTCGTAGATGGCGCCCCTGTACTCGAACGTCCAGCCGCTGGGTGCGGGGCCCCGTGGTCCTTGCTCGCCGGGCTCGCCCGCCGGGCCCTGTGGCCCAGCTGGCCCAGGCTCGCCCTGCGGCCCGGGAGGTCCGGCCTCGCCGGCCTCGCCGTCTGCCCCGTCGGCGCCGGGCTCGCCGGATGGCCCGGGCGCCCCCGGCGTGCCGTCCTGGCCGTCGCTGCCGCGCGAACCGGACGGGCCAGGCGACCCCGGCTCGCCGGGCTCGCCCTCGGGGCCGGGTGGCCCAGGAATCGGTACAGGTACCTGCTCCCGGGACGGCAAGTCCTCAACCGCCTGGCCCGGGTCGGGGGCCCTCGGTGTCTGACCCGCCGCCTGCACCTGCGCGCGCAGCACCCGCACATCGCTGGCGAGCGTCGACACTGCCTCGCCCCGCCGGTCCGCCTCGGCGGCCAGCCGGTCGACTTGCTGCTGCCCTTGCAGCCACACGACGCCGATAGCGCCGCCGAGGAACAGTAGCGCGGCGGCAATCCACAGGACGTGGCGGCGCCGGTACAGGAGGCTCTCCGTGCGCGTCACGGCTCACCCCCGAGCTGCTGCACCAAAAGCTTCAGGCGGGTGACTTCCGCCTTCTCCGTGGCCAGCTCCAGGCGCACCTGGGCGAGTTCGGCGCGCAACTCTTTGCGCTCTTCCTGGAGCTGGTCGGTCAGCGAGTTGTATCCGGTGATGACTCCGCCCTCCCGCTGCGCGCGGTTGGCACCTCTGGTGCCATACATGGCTGCCAGTGCGGCCACGGGTGCGCCGACGAGAGCGGCTATCGCCGTAACCATGGCGGCGTCCATGAGGCGCCCTTCCGGTCGCGCATAGCTGGCAGGGTCAGACGCTCTTCGTGGTCGGGGCGGTCGGTGTCACCTGTCCGCGGGTGAGCAGTCCGAGCACAGCGAGCACGACGGCGTTCAGGGCGCCGATCTTCTCCGCGCCCAGCTCCAGACCGTAGGCGGCGAGAAGTGCGGCGACCGCGGCGACGAGGCCGGTGAACGCAGACGGTGCGATCGGGCGGGTGACGGCGGCGGTGGCTGCGGCGAACACGGCGGAGATGACGGCGACGATCGCGCCCGCCTGCTCGGCAGAGAGGCCGAAGTTGAAGGTGGCCAGCAGCGACAGCGCGGCGCTGATCGTGGCGATGATGAGAGCCGGCTCGCGACCGAAGATACGCATGGGTGTCCTCACTTCTTGGGGAGCTTGAGCTTCTGGCCGACGCTCAGGTCGTCGGGGTTCTTCAGGCGGTTGAGGCTGGCGATGTCCCGCCAGCGGTCGCCGTCGCCGAGCCGGGATGCGGCGATGGACCAGAGGGTGTCGCCCTTGCGCACGGTGTACGTGGTGACCGTGGCGCCGGTCAGCTTGAGCTTCTGCCCGACGTCGATGTGGCTCGGGTCCTTGAGGTCGTTGGCGTCGACGATCGCGGGCACCGTGGTGCCATGCGCGCGGGCGATCGCCCACAGGGTGTCGCCCTTCCGCACCGTGTACGTCGTCCCGCTGTGCGAGCCGGAGCCGCCGCCGGTGGGCGGCTTGGCGCCGAGCCGCTTTGCGATCCGAGCCCGCATGGACGTCATCGTGAAGCCGCGCGGGTCGACCTTCCCCGGCTGCCACTCCAGGTGGCCGATGACGGACGCGGCCTTCCATCCGTGGTGTCGGCAGATCGCGGCCGACACCTTCTCGATGGCGAGCAGCTGCGCGGCCGGCCACGGGTCCTCGCCGTCGCCGAGGTTCTCGCACTCGAAGCCGTAGAAGTACCGGTTCCCGTCGCGGTTCGTCTCGTTGTCCGGCGGCAGGGCGGCCTCGGCGATGACGGCACGCAGTACGTCGTCGTCACCGCTCCCGGCGTGGTTGGCGCGCCCGTAGCCGACCAGGTGGACGCGGCCGTCCTTGGTGATGACGCCGTGGCACAGCGGGCCGGGTAGTCCTGCGTAGCCCTTCCGGCACAGCTCCACGGTGTGGGCGCTGCCACGGGTGACGGTGTGGTGGATCATCACGCCGTGCACGGGTCCCCACGGGCCGACGTGGTTGCGGTTGTGGGTCTCCCAGTCGCCGACCTCGACGACCGTGAGCCCCTCGGCGCGCAGCAGCGCGGCGAAGTTGGCTGCGCTGGGCGGTGTGGCCATGTGTTGCTCCAGACATGTGGAAAGCCCCGGCCATTGGCGCGGGGCGGCGGGGTGAGGGCGGGTCAGGTGATGCGGGTCAGCTTCAGCGCGCACCCGGCGCGCAGGACCGTGTCTGCCGTGTTCGACGTGTTCTGCGCCCACGACAGCGTGAGATTGCCTGCAGTCGCTCCGGTGACCAGCGTTCCCTTGAGGGTGGTGCCGGTGGCGCTGGCGAAGGTGACGACGCCGGTCGGGCCGACCACGCCGACGCCGTCGTTGTCGGTCCACGTCATCGTCGCCCCGGCCGGAGCGATCCACGTCATCCGCATCCCGCCGCCGCCGTTGGTCCACACAGCCACGCACTCGACGTCATAAGTCGAGTTCGCCTCGACCTCCAGCGTCAGGTCCGGGTCTGCGGCCGGGGTAATGGTGCTCGCGCGTGGGGTGTCCGCGTCCTTGATGGCTTTGGTCGCGATCGTGGCAGTTCCGGCGCCGAGGTTGTGGGTGAAGACGGTGCCCGCGCCATCGATCTCCACAGTGCCGACCGCCAGCGCGCCCTTGGTGATCAGCGTGTTGCCGACGATCAGGTTCGGCCCGGCGTCGCCGGTGGCTTCTTCCCGGATCAGCGAGCGCGTCTTTCCCGCCGTGGTCGAGGAGGCGATGCTGTTGCCGACGATCAGGTTGTCGCGGGTGCCGAATTCGAGGTGGATGCCGGAGACTTGGCCGGTGAGAGAGCCGACTTCGCCGGGGCTGAAGATGGTGCAGCCGGTGATGACGTTCCCGGTCCCGACGATGAAGATGCTGTCGCCTGCGGTGCCATCGAAATTGCAGCCGTTGATCTTCGTGGCTGACGCGTCCTGAATACGGATGCCCTTGGTGTTGTTGTCGGCGCCGCCCACGAAGTTGCAGGCGTCGATGAACTGTGTTCCAGCCCGGTCGAGGATGCACACCGCGGTCTCGAAGGTCGTACCGCCGGAGCCGCCGAGGAACTCGAAGTCGCAGGCCACGATCTGATTCTCATCGTTGCTGTCGCAGTGAATGCCCCGGCCGGGGCCCTCCGATCCCATGGACTGGTCGAAAAGGCAGCCGAAGATCCTGTTGTTGTGGCCGAACGCGCCGCCCGTCTGCGGCCCCAGGTACAGGGCGTCGTCGCGGCAGGCGATGAAGTGCACGTTGTCGATCCTGCACGCCACCGCCCCGGCCCCGTAGATCCCGCCCGACGCTGCAGTCTGCCCGGACTCGTTGCCGTCGATCGTCAGATCCTTGATCGCGACCCGCGTGTCCGCACCCGACATCTCGATCGCGTAGCAGTCAGCGCCGATCGCCAGCTTCAGCACCGACGTCCACCCGGAACCGACGATCGTCGGCGCCTCACCGGCAGGCAGCAGTAGCGGCTGCGACAGCATGTACGTGCCGCGCGGGATGTAGACGGTGCCGCCCGGCACCGTGGTCGCCGCGTCGATCGCGGCCTGGATGGACGCGGTGTCGTCGCGGACGCCGTCACCGGCGGCGCCGAAGACGGGGTCCGTGACCACGAGCCAGTCGAGGCTCGTCAACGCGTTGCTGCTGAGGTCTCGGGTCGCGATCCACGCCCGCGTGCTGCCGCCTGCCGCCTCGGCCCACATGCCGAGGATCCCGTCCGGGCCGGAAAACTCCGGCAGCGCCCCGAACTCGTCCGTCGTCACCTGGGTGATCGGCGTACCGGTGGCGTCCAGCAGGTCGGTGTACTGCATGCCGCCGTCGGCGTCGTCCCAGAAGGTCACCACCGCGCCCGCGGCGACACCCCACAGCCCGTCCGAGGGCTGCACCACAAAGTCCGCCACACCGGCGCCGAATTTCGCACGTGCCATGTCACACCACCCACGAGACGCTGTTCGGCATCACGACGTCGCCCGTCGAGATGCCGGGATGCTGGGTCAGCCACACCTGCCCAGCGCGGCTGTTGGTAGTGGCGTAGACGGTGCAGCGTCCGATCCGTGACCCGGTCAGATACGCCACCGCGTAGATGTGGTGGGTGGGCCGGTACGCCGCCGGGATCAGCACCGGCAGCCGACTGTCCGACGCGGCGCTAAAGCTCGACCCCACCCGATCGAACTCACCCAGCCTGAAGTGGACGTTTCCGTTGCGCTCCCAGATGACCGGCGTAATCCCCACTTCCCATGACGACAAGGCGGAGGAGACGTTGATGACGCCGGAGTCGGAGTAGACGACGATCCACGCGGCGCCGTTCCACAGGATCAGTCGTCCTGTGTCCAGCTCGTAGCCGACCTCGCCGCGGCGCGGCAGGGCCGGGCGGCTGAGCGACGTGCAGGGCCGCAGCCGAGTCCCCACGTACTGCTCAACCCTCGTCACGGACACCACGCTCGCACCGTTGAGGATGGTCACCTGGGCGAGCGGGATCTCGTACACGCCCGTGTCGCCGGTGTCCTGCACCAGCGCCGGGGCACCCGCGCCCGGGGTGCCCTCGCGGAGGGTGGCCCGCAGGTCCCACGTCGCGCGGTCCAGGCGCAGCACCACCCAGTCCACCCGCGTGGAGCCGCTCGCGTTGGCGCTGACGGGCAGGTTCACGGTGGTCGTGCCGGAGTACCAAGCGTGCCCGCGCACGGACGCATACACCCCGGCGCGAACATCCGCCGACAGACCCACCCCAGCGGACACCACCGCGGTGTCGTTCGGGTCGCCGTACACCCCATCGTCGCTGAACCGCGAGGCCAACTTCTCGTACTCGGCGTCCGTGACGTTGCGGGCGTTGTAGTTGGGCGACGGCCACGAGTTCTGGGCCATCGGTTACCTCGCTTCCAGTCGTCCGAGCCGTCGGCCCAGTTCTCGTACCAGCCGCACCATCTGCGGATCGCTCGTAGCCTCAGGCGAGCCCACCAGCGACGTGACGTACTCGCCGCTGGTCGGGGTGGCCTGCAAGTGGATGCTGCGGACCAGGTCGGCCACCTCCAGCCCGGTCGGCAACGCGACCGTCACTCGGTCGCCGAGGGTGTAGTCCCGGCCCGCCTTCAGGTCCTCGGTGTCGACCGTCACGGTCGCGAGCTCCACCGGGGCCGCGCCGCCGGCGAGTGCCTCGTTGCCGTCCTGGGTGAGTTCGCCGTTGGTGTCGGTCTCGGCGGTGCCGCTGACGAGCTGCTCCACCCGCCACCACGCGGACGCCGCGACGGCGTCGGCGACCTCGACGAACTTGCGGTCCGCCGGAGCCTCGACCTCCGACCCCTGCACCAGGGCGTGGGTGACCGTCGGTGCGCTCTGTTTGTAGGTGACGGCGCGCAGGTTGCCGAGCCCTTCGGCGAATCGGGCCGTCGCCGTCCGGTCGACGGGTGCGTACACCTCGAACTCGATCTGAGACGAGGTCTGTCTGGTGCGGAAACCGAGGCCGCCGCCGTCGATCGCCACCCGGCGGCACGCCGCCAGCAGACCCTCGAAGCGGGTATTCACGCTCGTCGTCGTGCCGACGCCGGCCACGGGGGCGAGGGCCAGATTCGCAATCTGCCGCGCCGCGAGCGCGCCCGGCCCGCAGTTGACGTTCACCAGAGTCCGGATGATCGTCTCTGCGTTGGTGCTGGTGATCGAGTACGAGGCGGTGTCGGGCTGGTTCGCCCACGTGACGGCGGGATCGGCCCACGTGATGTGTCCGGCGGCCAAGGCCAGGTCGTCGGAGAAGTTGACCCGCACCTTGCCTGGTGGGGCCTCGCCCTCACTGCCGATGCCCCAGGAATAGTCCTGCGTGATCTCCATGGGGCCGGCCATCCAGATCTCACCGTCACGGATGACGACAAGGCGATGACCTGGCTGGAGTTGCGCCATGACGTAGGGGTGTGCGACCAAGTCCACCGAGCCGCTTCCTGGCTCGTTGAAGCGCAGCGTGGCGTCCAGCGCTGTCCAGTCGGCGAGCGGATCCCCCTGCACGGCGAGGCCCTCGTCAGTGACGAGGAGCTGGATCGCCACGGTCCACCCCCTCGCCGGTCAGGCCGTCTCGTACCTGGGGTTGAAAGACATGTCGACGGCGGAGGTGGGCCCGGAGCCGTCCAGCTGGAAGGTCACGGGATTGTCGCCAGGGTCCAAGCCCCACAGCACAGCGTCCGGCCAGTTCAGGGACCCCACCCAGTTCGAACCGTCCTGGTAGCGGACCTGCACCGGGTCCGTGCGGACCGTGACCTTCTCCCCGGCGAGCAAGTTGCCGTGTCCGACTGCGGTCGGGTCCAGCTCGAACGACTCGCCCGTGCCCTGGTGGGTGAATGTCACCAACGACGCCGGGCCGGTGATCGTCCAGGTCGGCCACACCACCGTGTCGCCGGGATTGGTCACGGTCGTGGCGCCGAGCACCTGTGAGGAGCTGACGGACGGGTACGGCTGCAGGTAATCCTCGCCGGTGCCCTGCTGGCGGTGCACGGTAACGGTCTCTGCGTCCACCCAGTACGGGTCCTCGCACCACAAGGTGACGACCGCGCTGTCCCAGGTGATGCCAGTCGCAGTCCGCCCCTGGCCGTCCCAGCCTTCCTGGTAGTAGACGGCGATCGTGCGTTTGGTGCCGTCCGGGCGGGCCACCTCCAGCGTGCCCGGAGTGCGGGTGCCGTCCGGCCCGCGCCGCAGGGTGCGAGTAAAGGCCCTACTGAGGGCCCGCCAGTTCGCGGTGAACGCCATGTGGTCGGAGCCCTTGACGAGGACCGGCCACACGATCGTGCGAGGCTGCGGCTGCACATGCCGCAGCCGTGCCCCGCCGCGCGGATGCGGATCAGAAGTCAGCACATACGGTGCCGCCCCCAGCCCGGACACGCCCTCCGCGAGCGTGTACCACTCGGCGCTCAGATCGGTCATCGGCCAGCGCGTGCCCACCGGATCGACGTAGGTGACCGACGCATACCCGATCTCCGGCAAGTCGACCGGTGGCGGGGTGTCCGGCTGCGGCGGTGTGACAACCGGCGCTGTAATCAGGGGCATCTACCGGGGCCTCCCCACACGCTGCCGCGCCTCCTCCTGCCGCTGCCACAGCCTGAAGTCGTCGAAGTCGACGACAGACTTCCGGGCATTGAACGTGTAGTTGTTGACTACGCTTGGCCGCTGTTCGCCTGACGATGGCGCCGACGCCGCTGGCATGCCCGGTTGTGGTGCGGCACGGCCGATGGGGATTTCCTTGGCGTTGAGGGCGTCGAAGAATTCCTGCCCGTAGTGGTCGACGGCCGCCTCGCGCACCATGTATTCGCCGGTCGACCCCCATAGCAGGATGCTGTCCGACGTCGGAGTGCCCGGCCCGCGCAGCAGCCCGCCGTCGGGGAATCCCGGGATGAGTCCACCATCGGCGTAGCCGCGGATCAGGCCGCCCTGGGCGTAGCTGCCCGGGCGCAGCCGATCACGGTTGCGTGCCTCGCCGGTGGCCCCCTGGACGATGTACCGGGTGACCACGTAGGTGGTGGCTGTCTTGCCGTCCAGCCCGTTCAGCTGGCGGCGCGCCGCTTCCAGCTGTCGCGTCAACTGGTCGATGTTGGCTCGGACCTTCGCCTTGCGCGAATCGGGCACCCGCTTCAGCTGGGACTTGGCGCTATCCAGCTTCTTTTGCAAATCCTCCATGTTGGCTCGGAGCTTCGCGGTCTTGTCGGGCGTCTTGAGGATCTGGTCGGCGAGGCTCTTTGCCTCACCCCGGGTGAGGCCCATCTGGACGGCGCTCGCGATGAGCTTCTGGCGGCCCTGCTCGTAGATACCGTTCGCCTCCGACCAGGATGCGCCAGACTCACGCGCCGCGGTCGTCGCCTCGTTCGTTTTGGCGGCCAGGTCGGACAGTGCCCGGTATGCGCCCCGCCCCTTCTCTGTGGTCAGGTCCAGCTTTCCGCCGTTCGCGGCCCACACGTTGCCGTACTCGCTGGCGGCTTCGGCTGCCTTGTCGATGGACTCCTCGAACGCGGCCTGCGCGTCGAGTGCCGCTCGGTTGACCTCGTTCAGCGCGATGATGGACTGGCGGAGTCCGTCCGCGCTCTGCTTCTGCGCGTCCAGCTTCGCCTGCACTTCCAGTGCCTGGTCGCCGAAGGCGCCCATGGCTTCGGCCGCGAGCTTCTGCTCAAGGGCGTGGCCGGCGAGCGCGTCGTTGTAGCCGTCCAGCTCGGACCGGAACTGTGCCGCTTCCTCACCCTGTAGACCAAGCTTCTTGACGAACATGTCCGCCGCCGCGGCAGCCTCGGGCAGGCGCCCCTCGGAGACGAGGGAGGCGAGCGCCTGGTCGACACCGTCGATCCGTTCCTTGGCTTGCTCGACGCCGGTGGAGTCCATGCCGAGAAGCTCGGCCCAGCCCTGGAGGAAAGCCTCCATGTTGGACGGCTTGTAGATGGTGTCGAGGGCGGCGGACAGGGCGCTGAGGTCGGCGCCGTACACGCGCAGGGCTTCGCCGGACACCTTCCCGGACCTGCCCAGTTCGATGAGCGACGTGGACAGCTTGTCGATGTCCGGCTGCGGCTCCTCCGCTGCCGACGACAGCGAGCCCAAGGTGATGAGCAGCAGACCAATACCGGTGCCGGCCATGGCGAGCTTGGCGGTACGGGACAGGGCGCCGATGGCTGCTCCGGTCGCGGCGAGCGGACCTGGGGCTGCGGCTGCGGCCGTGCGCATGGCGGCGATCTGGACGCCGAACGCGGCCAGCGCCGTGCTCGCGGCGGCCATGCCTGCAGCGGCCAGCTTCACCGCTTTGATGGCAATGGCCAACTGGAGGATGACGGCGATCGCCTCCGGCGGCACCGCAGAGACGATGCCTGTCAGGACGTTGACGACATCGAGCATGCCGACGCCGACGTCGGCCCCGGCTTCCAGCACGTTGAGCAGGGCGTCGGCGACGTTCTCCAGGGTGTCGGCCACGACGGGCCCGACCTCCCGGGAGTAGTCCCACCACTGCTGCAGCTGGCCACCGTCGTACTGGCCGCTCTGCAGCTTGGCCAGGAAGATCGTCAACCGGTCGACGCCGTTGGTGAGGGTGTCCGTCGCGAAGTGCTCAAACCGTTTGGCCATGGCGTCGAAGCCCGGCGTGGCGATGGCACCACCGACGAGGGTGATCAGGCGGTCGAACTGGCCGGACGCGCCCTCGACCAGCCCGGTCGTCTTGGGCAGCAGTTCATTGGTGACGGCGACGCCCTTGATGAACGGGGCCATCACGTCGTCAGAGAGCGCGTCGCTCCACTCCTGGTAGTTGTCCTTCAGCAGACCTACCGCGACGGCGGCCTCACGGGTGGCAGGCGGCATCTTCGCTAGCTGCCGCTGGTACTCCAACTGCGCCTTGATCGCTTCCTCGGACTGGGCGCCGGACTCCGCGACAGCGTCCTCGTACTTCTGCTGCGCTTCGACGGCCTCGCTGATGGCGGAGATCTGGGGACCGAGTGCGAGCGCGTAGGCGCCAGCCGCTACACCGACAGCGCCGAGCTGCCCGGCCAGCACAGCGGCCGATCCGGCGAGCCCGGCCACAGCCGGGATCGCCGCGGGCAGCAGGCTGATCAAGTTCGCCTTGAGGGACTCACCGAACGCACCGGCCGCGTCCGACATGGACGTCATGCTCCGCCGGACCGCGCCCGCCCTGTCGTCGACCAAACGCTGGGCTTCGGCCAGTGACAGGAACCGGCCTTGCAAGTCGCGCAGGTTTCCGTCAGCGTCGGCGGTGATGCCGGCCAGCCGCAGCCGCAGCCGGTCCGCGGAGTCGGCTGTCCCGTTCATCACGCGCGACAGTTCGTCCCGGCCAGCGAGGGTGAAGGTGAGGCGCTCCGGCACCGGCCACCTCCTTACCGCGTGGCGGCGTGCTGCTGGACCCAGGCGACCAGGCGCAGGAACCGCTCGATGGACAGCCGGTCGATCTCGGATGGCTGGATGTGCAGGTAGTGCATGAGCAGCGGCTCGTACTGCTGGATCAGGCCGCGGAGTCCTTCAGGCGGCGCATCAAGTGGCCTTTTCCCAGGGCGTCGAGGGCAGCGTCGACGTCGTCCGGGTTGTCGGCCAGCTTCCGCAGGTGCGGCGCGACCGCGTCGATGGTGCTGTCCTCGCTCTTGGCGAGCGCCTCGCGCATGATGTTGGTCAGGGCCTCGTCGATCTCGACGCGCTCGATGCGCGCCCTGAGCCGACGCCGCCAGCCCGGAATGTCGAACTTGTCGAACTCAAGGCCGGGGTCGTCACGGCGGCGGAACGCCCACAGGACGGCCCGCATCGCGGTGGGGTCCTGCGCCTGCAGCCTGCCCTCGATAGCCCGCCAGGGCACGTCGCCCATGGCTTCCTCGATGGCCGCCGCCTCCAGCGCCGACAGGTCGTCGGTGGACACGCGGAGCGCGGTGCCGTCGTCCTGCACATGGGTGATGATCATGTGGGGTTCCTTTTCACTGGAGATTCCGGCGGACATCGCCGAGGATCCGCTCCACTTCGGCGCGCATGCGCGGCGTGCCAGCCGCGACGGTGCGCGACCACCAGCCCGCCTGAGACCTCTGGTTCACCCAGCGCTTGCGATTACCGAACACGGGGTGCCGCAACCGGCCGTCCTTGTTGATCTGGTTGAGCACGTTCCTGGCCTTCGGTTCGATCCGGCTTCGGTCGATCCAGATGCGCGCGCCCGGATTGCCCGTGGTGCGCACAGAGAGCCGGACACCGCCAGCGAGCATCTGCCGGAATGGGCGCGTTGTCGGCGATGGCCCCCCGTGCGGAGTGCGGCCGTCTCGGTTTCGCTTCCGCCCCTCGGACTGCAAGGGCATTGTTCGCACTGCGTTCTGCAGGTCCTTGTGCAGCGGCTCGGCCGCCCGCCGGATCCGGCGGCCCATGTTCTGCCGCAGCCTCGGGCCGCCCGCGCTGCGCAGGCGGCGGGAGACTTCCACCAGCTGACCGGTGCCCAGGATCTGTACCGAACTCGGCATCGCCCAGCCTCCTCTCAGGCGGGGATGGTGACGTTCTCGGCCGGCTCGGACGTGATGGCGAACTGGGCCATGATCTGCGCCGCCTGATCGAGCTCACGCACCTTGGCCTGTGAGGTGACCGTCACGGGGTAGACGTCCATCGTCTGCCCGGGCACGTCGCCCTCGTCCATCCACACGATGAATCCCGTGGCCTCGCGGGTCAGCAGGGTGCGGACGTCGTCGCCGTCCTTGGAGGCCCAAAACGTGAGACTGGAGTCAGCGGCAGTGATCTCACCGCCCACGACCGGCGTGAACCGCGAGCCGAGGGCCGGGGTGGGAACGGTGCCGGACGTGGTCTGCCAGCCCGCCATCGCGCCGGTCTCGCCCTCCAGGGCCGTGCCCGCGTTCAGCTCCGCCCGGGTCGGGCTGTTCTTGTTCGCGATCGCCGGTACCCACAGCACCTTCGTGGTGCCGCGCCGGTAGTAGCGGATCGACGCGTTGATCGGAGTCGCCATCAGCTTTCATCTCCCCTCAGGGTCTGCCGGCGGCGCCTCGCCGCGGCCTTCGTGGTCTTGTCCGGCCGCTCCGTGACGACCTGCCAGCCCGACGCCTGGTAGTGCGGCACCGACACCTCGTCAACTTCGATCTGCTGATCAAGATCGGGGTGCGACATCGTCACCTGACTCATGACACCGGCACCCGGATGACAGCGACCGTCACCGAGGTGACCGCGTCGTAGGTGATCGCGGCCCGCCCGGTCGACGGGTCGCGGTAGTCGTTCGTGACGGGAATCGCGACCTCGGCGCCAGCCGCGACGGCCACCTGCCGGTCGGCGATCGCCAGACCGTTGACGGTGCCCGGCGTCACCAGCGTCACGGTGTGGCTGGAGGCATCGTCGTTCTTGACCAGCAGCAGCACACCGGCACCGGTGGCGCAGTCGTCACCGCCCGCCGCCGCCGCGGTGTACGCGACAGCCGCGCCGGTCAGCGGCACCACCGTCGTCGTGAGTGCAGCCATGTCGTGTCTCCTTAGGTGAAGGCGCGGCCAGCCACCGTCAGCAGCAGCACGGCCTGCACGCCCTGATTCGTCTGATCCTGGGTCAACTGGGTGGCTTCGATGCCGGCTTCCAGCGAAGGCAGCCCGATGCTGGGTTCGGCGCGCAGCCACGCCTCGACCCGTGCGCCAATCTCGTAGGCCCGGGCGCGGGCGGCCCGCACATCGGTGTCACCTCGCTGGGAGATCGCCGCGACGGTGACCTGGAACTGCTCCTCGCGGCCAGTGCGCAGGTCGGACCAGCCGCCCACGCTCTGCGCGGCCTGGAAGTCGCCGTTCGGGTCGCCATCAAAGCCGACGATCAGCCAGTCCATGGCCGAGTCGTCGGTGACCTCCGGGCCATCCGACACGCGGACGTCAGACAGGTCCGGATCCGCCTTTCCGAGCATGACCAACTGATCGATGATCTCGGGCACTCGTGAGCCCACTACGCCACCCCCGGGGGAAGTCGGTCCGGCTCCAGCAGCTGAAGCGCGCGGTTCGGCACGGCATAGCCGAGGCCGGGGATGGGTTCGGTGACGCTGTAGTCCTCGCCGCCGCCAGCCAGTCCGCCGCGCGCGGGCCGCTGGGTGCGCCACAGGTGCTCCAGGATGATGCGCGCCCCGGCGGTGATGTGCTCCTGCACGACCATGCGGCCGGCCCGGTAGGTGAAGAGCAGCCGACCCGACAACCGACCACCGTCCAGGCGGAACACCTCGCCGGTGGCGCCGTCCACGTCCAAGTCGTCGACCGCGTAGGCGGTGCCTCCCGCGGTCAAAGTGTCAACGGCTGTCACGGCGATGACAGGTGTCTTGAGCAGCACGACCGTGCGTGCGTCACACACCTGGTGCTGCTCAGTGAAGGAGCGCGGGACGACGGGGCCGACGTAGTACTCCACGGCCTTCGTCGTGGCGTTGTTCCAAAATCGGATCTCGTCGTCATCCCGCGCACTGGTGATGTTGAGATGCTTCTTGGCGTCGGCCAGCGAAAGGATCGCCGGGGCCGCTGCCTCCTGCACGTCGAAGACATCCGTGTAGGCGGCGGCCGGCCCGGTCCACACCCAGCGCACCGAGTGCCGCCCCGGCTGCTCGGTCACGTAGTCGGCCCTGTAGACGCCCGTGTCCTCCTCGGTGACGGCTGGCGTGGCGGCCGTCCCGTCCGGCAGGGTTACCGTCACAACGGCCGTCGCTGCAGTGGTGAGGGTGCCGCCCGGGTCCCGGCACTCTCCGGTCAAGCGCACCGTGGCGCCGAGATCGAACGGCACCGCTGCCCCCCGTCAGGCCCTCGCGGGCGGCATGTGCCGCGGCCAGCCCAGCAGGATCACTGCGTCGTAGAAGCCGCCGGTCACCGGAGAGCCGGTGACGTTGACGACGACGCGAAGGTACCGCTGGTGCCCGGTGTAGCCGATCTCGTAGACGGTGCCGTCGTTCGCCGACGTGATCGCGGGCTCGCTGCCCTGGAGGAACTCGTCCGCAACCGGCGTCCACACCGAGTTGTCCGGGGAGTCCTCCAGTACGACGGTGTGGGTGCCGTCGGTGACCACACCAGCGTTGACGACGGCCATCGCCGAACGGAAACCGCCCTCGTCGGTCATCCGGTCCACAGCGGCCCCGGTCACGGTCGCGGTCCGCTCGGCGGCCGGCGCGATCGTCGGCCGGGTCAGCGCCGTGTTGTACAGGCTGCGCCTCATGATGCCGTCCCCTCCTTGGCACCGTCCGCAGCCTGCGGCCCGGACTGCTCGCTCTCCTGCTTGGCGGGCTTGGGCTTCGCCGCCGCCTTCTTGACAGCCTGCCGGGTCAGCGACCGGCGGCGGCCCGGCGCGGCCGACGCGTCCTCGACGCGGACGGGTTCCTGCACGGCTGCCTCGACATCCTCGAACAGATGCTCCCTCCCCTTCAGGACAGGGTCGTCGTCGCTGACGAGCGCACCCACCCTCATCACTCGGGGCACACCTCGCACCGACGCCGCGAACGACGCCTTGCAGCGCTTGATCGCCACAGCACATCTCCTCTCTGCGCCGCGCGGCCCGGAAGCAGAAGGCTCCCGGGCCGCGCGTCAGGTCGTCGTGTCAGGCGGTGGTTTCGACGTTCAGCAGCCGCATGCCGGCGTTGTTCACGCTGTCGGCACCGACCCGGTACCAGGCGTACCACCCACGCTGCCCCGTGGGCCTGCGGTTGGTGCCCACCAGGTGCGGCAGGAACTCGATCGTCATACCGATCCGGTCGGCGATGACGTAGTTGGACAGGTCGCCGAAGACGAGGATGTAGTTGTCGGCGGTCACGGTGGCACTGAACGTGCCGTCCATGTCCTCAGACTCCAGCGCCGGATAGCCGAGCAGCTCGTTCGGCTGGCCGTTGCCGATCCGCTCCCACAGGTCCGCGCCGCCGGACGTGTCGAACTGGCGCACCAGGTTGTAGATGCGCTTGTTCGCCACCCACGAGCCGTTGCGCCGGTAGCGGGCCGGGAGGGACTCCTCCATCTTGTAGATGTCCGCCGCCGCGAACGTCTCCGGCGTGGTCGGCGCCACCTCGCTGGAGGTGCCGGCGAGGGCGGTGACGATGCCGGTGGGCTGTCCGGAGCCGGTGCCCGTGGCGAACGCCTCGGCCTCCAAGATGTCCTTGCCCTCCGCGAGGAGGCGTCCGACTTCGGTGGTGACGTTGGCTTCGTCCTGGAGGGCTTCGATCGAGATCGGGACGAACCCGTCAGCCTTGTGGACCGGCACGGTCGGCTGGCCGAAGCTGGGGGCGTTGTCCCCGGCCTCGGAGCCTTCCGCCGCCCACCGCCACGACACCGCGCCGGCGGAGACGCCGTTCCACACGTCGCCGGTCGCGATGACCTTGCGGGCAGCCATGCGGATGTCCGACTTGGACCCGTCCGACGTGAGGATGATCGTCGGGTCCAGCTGGAACGGCACCAGGTAGCCGCCCTCATTGTCGGTGAGAGACATCGCCCGCTCCAAGGCGTGCTGCTCCTCCGGCGTGATCATGTGGGCGTGGCCGCGGGCCATCTTCGACCAGGCGCGGAGATACTCCGGGGAGCTGGTGGCAAGGCAGAGTCGGGCGATGGTGCCGTTCTCGTCGTCCCAGCGCTCCATGATGTCCGTCGCGGTGGAACGGATGCGGTCGTTGCAGCCCCGCATCTTCTCGATCGCCGACTTCGCGCGGGATCGCAGCTCGGTACTGATGTCCTCCTTCGACCGGCCGAAGACCCGCATCTCGGACAGGTCCCACGGGTTGCGGAACCGGCAGTCCTCCACCGAGTCCGGGTGCAGGATCGGGTCCAGGTCGTAGGAGTCGCGGGAGTTGACCGGCGTCCCGCCCTCGATCTTCGTGGCGGACGGGCCGCGCTCGATCGCCGTCGTCGAAGACCGCACCCTCTCCAGAGCGGCCTTGCGCTCCAGCTGGCGGCGGTGGTCGTCGACCTCACCGAACTCGCGGGTGAGCTCCTCGAAGGTGCGCTCGTCCTCGGCCGTCAGGTCGGTCTTCTCGCCGAGCCTCTCCAGCTCGTCCTTGATGTCCTTCAGGCGGATCACCGCCTGGGAGTGGCTGAGTTCCATCAGCTCTCGTCCTTATCGATCTCAGCCAGGCGCGCGCCCATGAGATCGGTGATCTCACGGATGTTGCTGCGCAGACGCATGGCATGCGGATTGGGTGCTGACGGGTGCTCTGGGGCGAGCGGCGCGTCGGCGGTGTTCGGGGTAGGCGGGTGCCCGTCCTGGGGCGGCGCGCCAGTCGTGCGTGTCACGGCCGGGTGCTCCTCATGAAGCGGCGCGGCCTTGGGGATCTGGTGGTCCGGCTGCTGGTACAGCAGCACGGCGGCGACCTCGCGGCGAAGCTGCGGATCGTCGGGCACCTGAGGCGCCGCGGTCGCAGCGTCACGCGCCAGCGAGGCACGGATCTGGCGGGTCATCTGGTCGCTGTGAATGAGCCCAGCCGCCATGTCCCGGGCTCGCACAGACACGCTGGTGCCCACGTAAGCGGGGAAGACGACCGGCCCGAGCTCACGGCATTTCAGCTCGATCAACTCACGTTGCAGCGGTCCGCGGTCGCCCGGCATCCACAGAAGGTCCAGGACCTCTTCCGGCTTGACCAGCTTGCCGTTGGCGTCGCGCCACTCCTCACGGACCACCTCGAACCGGAAGCTCATGCCGTTCACGGTCTGCTCGGCGATCGCGTCACGGATCGGCTGCATCAGCCAGTTGTCCGTGATCCGGCCCTCCACGTAGAGGCCCTGATCGTCCTCCCGCAGGTCCGTGATGGAGCCGATCGGGATGCTGCCGATCAGCGGGTGCCGGCCGTGGTCGAACTGCATGACCGGGGTGTTCTCGCGGATCGTCTTACGGAAGGCGCCCTTGCGGATCGTCTCGGTGAAGTTCCCTTCCCACGAGTTGATCTCGGTCGGCTCGCCGAACAGGGCGGCGTACCCGGACAGGGTGCGCCCGTCGCCCTCCTCGTCGGCCTCGGCGCGCAGCATCTGGAACGGCGCCGACCGCTGGAGGTCGCGGGCGACGGACTGCATGACGGGCATCTCAGGCCCCTCCCTCAATGGGTCGAAGTGCGTCCTGGAGTTCACCGATCAGGGCGCGGACGCGGGAGGCCGGCGGCCCTCCCTCTCCGGGTCGCTGAAGCTGCACGGAGAACAAGCCGGTATGGACAAGCAGAGACCAGTCGTTGGCCGTCACCGCGGCCATCACCGACTCGGGGGTGTATCCGGCGTCGACCAGCGTGCGGATTGTGCGGGACTGCACACCCTGGATCTCCGCAGCGTCGCGGGCGTCCTCACGAAGAAACGGCACGTCCCTCGCGTCGTACCAAAGCCGCACCGCCCCAGACAGGCCACCGCCTGGCGGTCGCACAAGGCGGCCGAACGATCCTGCGGCGTTCTGCCACAGCGGATGGATCGTCCCGTCCGCGAAGCGCCGGCGGGCCTGCCCGTAGTTGCTGTACGTCGCCGCCTGCAACCCCTCGGACAGGCCGACGATGATGGGAGGCACCCCCGCGGCAGCAGCCACGCGTGTCTCCCCGGCGCCCTGGACCTTCGCGAAGTCCAACTGCTTAAAGTCGGCACCGACCACGGTGACGTCCGCGCCACCGCCCAGGTAGAGCGTCTTGTAGGCGTTCTCGACGCCGCGGTGGTTGGCCTCCATCTTGGCCTTGAACTTGGCGAACGCGTCTGGGCTCACCTCGCGCGCCAGCCGCACCACCATGTTCGGCGTCGCGGCGTTCTCCAGGAACTTCCGCTTGTGCGTGGCCATCAGGTTGTCGTTCTGCGTCTCCCGGATCACCGGCGTCAGCCACGACATCCCCCGGTACGTCGCAAGCGGGTCCGGAACCGGCGCGAAGTGCGCCACCTCATCCGCGAGCAGCGGCACAGGCTCCTCGCCCGGCTCCTGGTAGACGTAGCCGAGCTTCCGCCAGCCGAGGACACCCCCGCGCAACTGGCGCCGCTCCAGCACGATGTACGTCCAGTCGGGACGCAACCGCACCAGCTCGTCGTCAGCGACCGTCCAGTAACTGTTGCCGCTCAGGTCAGCGTCCTGGATCACCCGAGACAGCAGATCCTGAGTGGTACCGCCCATCCACGGCTCCTCAAGCAGCCGCAGATCCTGAGTGCCGAACATCTGACTGGGGGCACCGTTGTTGAGTCGCTGCCAGATGAACCGCGGCGCCGAAAACACCATCTGCCGGGCCACCATGCAAGCCCAGACCACCGGGTTCGTCGCGAACAACTGGGCGTACCCCGGCAAGTCCCCCGGGGCCTTCTCCGCCGCCTGCCCGGGCTGCGTTTGCGTGATCCCCAGCGCCGACCAGCCGCCGTACCCAAGAGCCTCCTGAAGCGCCATCGCATAGTCGTCGATGGTGCTGATAGCCCGCGTCTCGTCACGTCCGCGAGCGGCCCGCCACAGGCTCGTCACGGGCCGCCACCCCCGCCATCAGCGTCCACGTCCTGCAGCAGCAGGCAGTACGCCACCAACAGCACCCCGCCCACGACCAAACCCACCGCGAGGCCGAGCCCGAGACCGGCACCCACCGCCGCCATCGCACCGCCCGAAACCACGCCCGCCCGAGCGCGGCCCGCCGGCGTCACCCGAATTCGGCCCACGGTTCCACCTCCTCCTCCGGCTCCTCGATCTCCACGAAGACGCCCCAACGTGCCTGCGTCACACCGACCAGGGGCGTGATGTCCACACCAACCCCGCGCCGGGCCCACGCCCACGCCTCACCCAGGTCGCGCTTACGGGCGCCCGCCAATGCGGTCGCCAGCGGCGCCTGGTCCAGGTGACGAACCCGGCCTGAGACCACGGCGTCGTAGAACTGGCCGGTGGCCTGGACGACATCCCGCGTCTTTGTCTGGACGACCGGCATGAGGAGCCGAGGCTCCTCGTCCTCGTCGACCTCGGCGTCCGGGTCGACCTTCAGCTTCTCGACCACCTCGGTGATGAGCGCTCCCGCCGGGCTGCCCGGGTCGATGACCACGCAGCGCGGCCCGTGACGTTCCGCCAGCTCCCGCAGGCGGCCAGGAACCCAGTCGGTGCCGGGCCGGTTGTCGACGACCTCGACGTGCACGAACTCACCGTTCCGGCCGGCCGCACAGATCGACGCGTGCGACCGCTCCGGTGTGACGTCGACGGCCAGGGCCACCGGGTCGTCCATCTGGCTGTCGCCGTCCGCCAGCGCCTCCCAGACGTCCTTGCCGATGACCGCCCACGCGTCGCCCTCGTCGGACGGGTACTCCCCCACCCCGAGCCGCTCGCGGGCATAGCCCTCAGGGCTCAGCGTCGCCCGCTCCTTCGCCACCTTCTCCAGCGTCAGCCGGTATCCGACGGCGGGATTCGCCTTCATTACCGCCTCGTCGGAAGCCGGGTCGTCATGGGCCGTGCAGCCCTTCGGGCACTCCTTGACGTGCAGGTTCGCCGACCACTCAAAGTAGGCGAGCGACGGGTCCGGAGCACCCACCTCGATCGCCGCCAGGGCCCGCTTCCGTAGCCGCGCCAGTTGCACCGACAGCGCGCCAATGCCCGCCGACCCCAGGTACCAGATCTGCGGGTCCTCGACGGCCGCCATCGTGGGCAGCAGGGCGTCCATCTCGTTATCGCCCAGGATCATGTCCTCGTCGAGGATGTTGCAGTGCCCAGTGAAGCCGCGACCCGATCCCTTCGAGCGGGCGATGAAGCGGAGCACCTGGCCGCTGTGCAACTCAATGCCCTCTTCACCGACCGTCTGCCGGTACGTCCTCACACGTTTATGCAGGTCAGGAGTCTGTCGGATCAGGCGCTCGATGCGCTTGAACGCGGCCTTCGCCGTGTTGTGCGTAACCGTGAACCCGCGGCCGACGACGAAGCAGCCGGACTCGTGGGCCACGGTGATGCAGCGCGTGGGCCGCGTCGGGACCAACTCGATACCGACCACGGCGTTGTAGCGCGATCGCCCAGACTTGAGCCGTTTGATGGCAGCGTTCTTCCTCGCAAGTCGGAAGGGCTCGCTGGAGCCGGCCGAGAACTGCACCCGGTGCATCGCACCCGCGTCCTGGCCATTAAGGGACGCACGGAACTCCCGCAGTGTCGCCCGGTAGCCCAGCGAGCGCACCAGCGACGCCACATCCTCCATCAGGTTCCGGTTCACCATGGTCACGGCGACCTGGTGCGCGGACACGGTGCCGTCCGTGTCGAGGACTCCGGCCAACAACGCGCGCCGCTGCTCTATGGACGCCATGGCGTACACGTCAGGGATTCGCTTGTCACCCAGCACACCAACGTCCCGCAGGCGAGCACGCAGGCCATACACGCCCACGCAGTACACGCGGCCATCGGTCCGCTTGTCCGGCGCGACGTGATACTTCTCCCCGAGCGCATCCAGAACAGCAAGGAAGTCCGGCAGGTCCTGCGCGCCAACCGTGAGCCGGCCACCGCTGACGTCGCCATCCCCGAGCCATGCGCCGAGCAGGTATGGGTCTATGGGGAGGTCAGCGCGCGGCGAGTCGAACGGCTCGGACAACTCCACCCGCCACCGGTACACATTGCGATCCCGGCCCCCCTCGCGCTTCCACGTGTGAACCAGGCCCGCCGTGCGCATCGCCTCGGTGGTCACGACGCGCTGCTGCACGGCACCGGAGCGGCTGACCTCGCTGACCTGCCACAGATGGCCGGAGCCAGCGACGAATGACTGTCCGTCGGCAAACGTCACCCGGTAGCAGTGACTCGTGGTCAGCACAGGGTGGGCGGCGAGCACCTTGGTCGGCTGCCCGTCCGGGCCGTACACCTCGTCGCCATCGCGGAGTTCACCCATCGTCGACCAGCCGCGATTCGCGGTCAGAATCGGGGTGGTGACATCCAGGTCTTTGAACTCGTGCGCCGAGTGGAGGATCAGATCCTCGCCGCCAATGAACAGCCCCCACAACTCCCGGGCCTCGATCAGCGCGCCCTTGCCGTTCTGCCGCGGCACGTTGACGGCCACCTCGAACGCCGACCAACTCCCGTCCGGCTTCTCCCCCATGCCGACCCGCAGCACGTGCTGCTGCCACGGGTCCAGGTGCAGGCCGGCTCGCGCCGCGAGATCGATCGCTTCCTGCCCGGCGCTCGACACGGACGGCGGGGCAATCTGGATCGGCGGCGTCTGCCAGCCGTATGCGCTCCCGTCATCCGTCGGCGACCCGCTCGCGGGCTGCCGCTCGGCGCTTCGCTCGCTGCTCAGCAATGTCATCGACCGCGTCCCCCTTCGACTGGACGGGCGCGAGCTTGCGCAGGTCAGCCATGACGGCTCGCAGTTCGCGGGCGGCGACCGCCCGGGCTGTCGGCGCATCGGCTTCGTCGACCGACCGGGCAAGGCTGGTTGCCAGTTCGGCCAGGCCAGGCGAGACCGGTTCGATACCGAGCTGGTTGATCTCTGCATTGATCGCGTCGGTGACCGCCCCCAAGATCACCACCCCCGTCACACAGTGTCACATCACACAGAGTGACGGCCACTAAAATGGTCGAACTCAGTTCGCGCGAATAGATCTTGAAATCGGGCCGCGCAAAAAATCGGGCGACAAGGGCGGTTGGGTCGCCCGGTCTTCAAAATCCACGATGACCAAAGGCCCCCTCCCCTTGCCGCAGAGCACCTGCATCTCTGCTGCTCAGCGCGACAATTGCTGAATGTGACTGAGCTGAGCGTGAGCGTCTCGCCTCGGGTGTCCGGCCACTCGGCCCGCACTCCGTCGGGGGGTGGTGCCGCCTGCCCGGGCCGGGGCCCCTGCCCTGCACCCTGCCTCGGTGGCAGGGTGCACGATGGGTGACCGAGTCCGGGGTAACGGTGCGTCACCAGGCGCGGGAGGCCTGGCGACCGGCTGGCTTACCTCGCGGCTGCTTGGCCTGCTGTGCGTACCAGCGGGTGGCCACGGCCTGCAGTCCTGGCGCGCGCATGTCCTGGATGCGCTGCATCACGATGTCACGGCCTGGGTCCACAGCGACGATCTCAGCGCCGTGCCTGCGGTACCGGGCCAGCCACTTAGGGCTGGGCATGGTGTGGATCAGGTAGACGTCAACCTCGTCGAGGTGCTTCACAGCCTCGTCGATGGCCGCGTACCGGGCGCGGTGCGCAACCCTCATGGCGACTGGGTGCTGCGACCAAGCGGGGGCACCGGGGCCCATCAGAGCCTGGGTGATGCGGTCCAGGTCGATCACGATGTCCGTCGCCCGGGCGCGCGCCTCGATCCACGACGACTTGCCTGCAGCCGGCGGGCCGGTGACGACGTAGAGCACACCGCGTCACCTCCGCCGCTGACACCAGGCGTTGCCGCAGTCGATCAGATCAGGGTTGGCGAGCTGATCGGTGAAGCTGTCAGGCGGGGTGCTGGGCTCCATGCCGAGCTGCCGCTCAAGCCGCGCGGTGACGGCGTATGACGCCCGGTCGTGCGTCTCGCAGCGACGGGCGATCCGGCGTAGCAGGCTCACCGATCACCACCTCCGTGAGGACCGTACCGGCTGACGCATATGGTCGGTGCGGTTCCCGCGGGCGCTGTTGCAGCGGCGGTGTGCGCTGCGGGCGTTGGCCGGGTCGAGGAGGTCACCACCGCGCGAGAGAGGCACGGCGTGATCGAGCGTGAAGGCGTCCCGGTGGCGGCCAGCCAGCGGGCCGGTGATGTCGTAGCGGATCTGCCCGCCGCACCACCAGCATGGCAGCTGGAGTGCGCGCTGAGCGTCGCACAGCCTGCGGTAGGGGCGCCCGTTGCGCGGGTTGCCGGCCACGGGCGCCTCCTTGACTACTGGCTGTCGTCCAGAAGTTCGCTCATGTCGACGTCACCGTTCTCGTCGATCAAGCCGCTGTCCTGTAGCCGCTGCGAGAAGACCAGCGCCTCGTAGTCGTCCTGAGAAAGCCCTTCGCAGGCTTCAGGTCGGTCGTCCTTGAGGTCGACGGTCGTGGTGGCGAGCACCTTCTGGCAGTCCTCTGCGATCTCTTCTTCGGACTTGCCGCAGGCGGCGGTGAGGGCCGCGAGGGCGAACAGGGCGGCTACGGCGGCTGTGCGGGTTCTCATGGTCCCCCCAAGGACGTTCTTTGCTGAGGGGGCATCATCCGGCCTGTGAGGGCGCGGTGTACGCGCCGTGGCCGTGTTGTGACGTTGAAGCCCCGCCGCCCGGGGACCGGAGCGAGCGCGGGCGGCGGGACGATCAGGCGGCGCGGGCGCCGGCGGGAAGCGGAGGTGGGTCGCCGAGGTTCACCTCGCCGGTCCACTCGTCGACCGTGCGGGCGGGCAGCTCGTGCACGTCGTAGCGGACGGTCTTGCCGCTGCCGTAGCGGGTGATGCGGCCTTCGGATGCCCACCGCCAGATCGTGCCTACGGAGCGGCCCGTGTAGTGCGCGGCGTCCATGGCCGTCACGAGGGCTGGAGGCATCGGACACCTCCCCCGGGAACGTCTAAAGGGCCACCGCGCGCGCGATGACCCTTTAGACACGTGTACTAGGTTGATCCGAGTTTGCTTCGGTGCTGGTCAGAATGTCAAGTGGCCTCTGGTGTGCAGCGGGTCAGCCGAGGCTCGCGGCCAGTTCCCCGTTTTCGGCTTCCTCCGCGCTCAGTTGCACGGTGCCGCGATGGGACACTTCGACCTTGTAGAACTTCTCGCCCTTGGGCACGTCTTCGATAGCGATGTCGAACTTGCAGGTGAAGGAGTCGTAGGTGGAGTCGCCGAGCGACCCGGTCGCGATGACGTCTCCCGAGGCGCCGTACACCGTGACGCCGGTACCTTCTGCGATGTCGTCATAGCCGCTGTCGTAAGCCCCTCGACAGCCGCCATTGCCATCGCTGTCGGTGCTCTCAGTAAGTTCGAAGGTGCCTTCGAGCGTGAAGGTGGCGGGCTCCGAGGGGCCGCTGTTGGCGGTGATGGCCCAGATGCCGCCGACGGCCCCGGCGCCGAGTGCGACGCCGAGGAGTCCGGCGGCGAGCGGGCTGAGTCTCTTCTTCGCCGGCTCCGGCGCGGGCATGGCGGGTGGTTCGGCGGGTGGCGGCAGAGTGGTTGGCTGCTCGGGAATGTCGCTCGTCATGGTCCCCCCAGGGATGTACGGAAACGGGATCGTACTGCTGAATGATGTTGGTACGGGATGGTCGCGGCGAGGTTCACCGATTCGAGATGTAAGCCGCACCTACTGCCGGTTGGTGTTCTTGACCCAGACGCCGCTGGTGCGGCTGTGGACGGTGGTCTGCCGGACGTTGCCGTGGAAGTGCTGGTGCACCTCCGGCTCGGGCTTGGCGCCACGCAAGAGCTTGGCAACGGCGACAATCGGCACGGCGATCGCAGCGGGCGCGGCACAGATCATCCCGATGACGACGGGGTCGGCGTACCTAGAGGCCAGCATGACGCCGATGGCGATGGCGCCCGGCGGGATGGTGGCGGCGCCCGCGGACAGCATGACCGTGCTCAGGTCGACGGCCTTCTGGCTCATGGGCGGCCGGCCGGGCTGCGGGACGGGCGGGGCGGTTCCGTGGCGCGGGAGGGGGGTGTCGTCGCGGAAGGCGGTGGGTCGGTAGGCGTCGGCGATGAGACGGTCGGCTTCCTTCTCGGCGACCTCCTCGCTCATCGGGATGGTGGGCTCGGGCATGCGGTTCTCCTATTCGATTTCGCCGGTGCCGTGGCATACGGAGCAGCGGACGTGGGTGTTGCCGTGAAGGCGGGATTCGATGGCGTGGTGGCCCTTGCCGCGGCATGCGGGGCAGGGGTTGATGGGCTCGGGCGTGTGATCGGGGTCGGGCTCGTGGCCGCCGGCTTGTAGACCCCAGGCGGCGCCGAGGGCTGCAGCTTTGGCGGCTGCGACGCCGTTGCGGACGGGCTGCTTGGCCGCACGGATGACGGCGCGCTTCCGCCGCTTTATCGCGGGTTTGATGAGGCGCCGCCAGTAGACGCGAGTCCAAACCTGCTTGATGTCGTCGACGGTGACGTCGGGGTAGAGGATCCCGGCGAGGACCGCACCGCCGACGGTGACCTCGAAGACGTCGTCGTCCTCGGCCCGCGCGCGGCCGGTGGACGCGGCCTTGATCTCCTTCAGCATGCCGAGGGTGATCAGGGGGTCTTCCCAGCTGTGGGACTGCCAGCAGTTGCCCATGACGGGGAAGGCGTCGACGAAGCCGGTGCCGTCGAGCGTGAACGCCTCGGAGGCGCACTCGGGGCACGTGTAGGGGTGCCCGTCGATCGTCATCTGCTGGATCTTCAGGGTGAGCATCGGCTTCGGACCTTCCTCGCATATAGGTCGGACAGGGGTTGGACGGGGCAGGGAAACGTGCAGGTGAGAGGTCGGACAGAGGTTGGACACTGGCGGTCAGTCGAGGGCTGAGCTGTCCTTGCCTGTCCGACCTGTGTCCAACCTGCGACCTGCGGTTATGCGGCGCGTGTCCGACCCCTGTCCAACCTCAGGGCCGGGCATTTCGGGCGGCGGTGATGTCCGCGAGGGTGTAGCCGAGGGTGCGCTCCCCGTCCGGCCCGGCGACCTTCTTCGCCTCCAGGTTGGTGCCGACGGACTCCAGCTCGTCCTTCAGCAGCTTGCCGACGCGGGACGACCAAGCGCGGTCCGTCTCGCCGTCTCGCTGCCCGTACTTGTCGGCCTGCGCCGCGGCCAGCGCGCGGAACACCTCGGCGTTCGTCGCACAGTCACGTCCGGTGGATCGGGCGACGATCTCCAGCCGCTCCAGGAGGGTGACGCGGACGATACGCCCGTTGCCGCGCTCGCCGCCGGCCGCCGAGGAGACGCCGGTCCAGGCGATCAGCTTCTCCTCGATCGGGTCGCGCCACTGGCCGGGCAGACGGCCTGCCGCCTTCCGCAGCTCGTATCCCTCGGCGATGACCGGCGGCCGGTCGTCGTCCTCGACGAGACCTGAGCGGGCGGGGATGGTTCCGGTGTCGGGGGTGGTGAACCAGCAGCGCCCTCGCTGGTTGAGCGGGATCAGCGAGGCGTCGTAGCCCTGCCCGGCCATGCCGTCACCCAGGATCGTGTTGGATGCCTGCGGCGACTCGGTGTTCATCGCCGCTCGCGCGACGAGGTTCTGCCGCAGCCGGCCGCGCACGACATCAACTTCCGGCACCTGCGTGGCCAGCTCCAGGAGAACACCGAGGCCGGCGCCGACGGCGGCGATCTGGCAGAGGTTCTCGACGATCTCCTCGACGAACGGGCTGGTGCCCTTGGCGGTGTAAGTCGCGAGCTCGTCGATCTCGATGACCTCGATGCCACCAATCTCCTCGATCAAGTCCTCGGTAAGCTTGGACTTGCCGCGCTCGTCGAGGAAGTCGGCCCGCCGGTCCAGGTCCTCCAGCACGGCCCGCGTGAACCTCACGAGCCGCTCAGGGTTCTTCTTCACGAACGTGGCCAGCAGCGGGGCGAGGGCGTTGTGCTCGCCGGACGCCTTGCCGTCGAACAGGCGCAGATTGATGCGCACTTCCTTGGCCATGGCGAGGTTCAGGTTGGCGAGGAGCATGCCCTTGCCGCTGCGGGTCCGGCCACCGATCAGCATCATCAGGTCACGCAGACGCATCCGGATGACGTTGCCGCGCTTACCGAAGAGGATCGGCGCGCCGTCGTTCCACAGATCCAGGGCGCCCTTGTGGCCGATGAGCGGGGACCGCCGGACGACACCGAACGGGTCCTCGCTGGCAACCCAGATCAGCAGCAGCGTCTCCACGCTGCCGACACTGAGGTCGAGCCAGTCGGAGTGCACGCCGAGCGCGGCAGCGACCTGCTGCTTCCTCGCGACAGCCACCGCTGCCGGGATGCCGGACGGGGTGTGGGCGGCGTAGGCGATGCCGGGGCCTTCGGTGTGCGGGATACCGACGCCGCGAATCTCATCAGCCCGCTTCTCGGGCACGGCGCCGGCCTCGACGAGGACGCGCCGCATGGTGTCCTCGCCCAGGTGGCTGGTGCGGGTCGGGGCCTGTATCGGTTTCACTGCGGGCTCCGTGGGCCGGCCGAACCAGGCACCGGTGAAGATGACGGCGAGCGCCATGAGGATCTGCACCCACAGCCCGCCCGCCACGGCGCCGACAGTCCCGCCGACGGTGAGGAGCAGGCCGCTGATGCCGGTCTTGATCCAGTGCCGCTTCTTGTGCGCCTTGAACTCGCTGCGGCGGACGTCGACGATCGCCTTGTACTTGGCCTCGTCGGCAGGCTTGCCCTTGGAGGCACGCAGCATCTGCTTGGCGGTGGCGATCTGCTGCCGGTAGTCGTCATTGCGGGCCTCCCACCACCTGAGGCACAGCCACCTGTAGCCGCGGACCGACCATCCGAGGTAGTACGGCGAGTGGGTGGCGTGGTAGCGGATCGCGTCGACCGCGTTGTCGCGGGCGTACACCGTCCACTGCCGCAGCTGCTCGCCGGACATCATCCAAGCCGGGCGGGGTCGCTTCTGGAACTCGAACCGCACCGGCTCGGGGTCTTTGACTAGGGTGGCGGTGATCTGCTCCCACTCCGGGTCCGGCGTGCTGCTCGGGGTCGTCTCGATGCTCACTGCGAGTCCTTCTCGGTGGTCTGCTCAAGGCGCGCCTGGCGCCGGGCGATGGGGCTGTACGGGGCGGTGTCGCCGGGCGTCCGGCGGGGCGGCGTGCCGCCGTTGTTGCGGCGTCCGTCGGGGGCGTTCGGGTCCTTCTTGGCGCGAGGGCCCTTTTGGGAATCGACCAGCGAGAAGTCACCGATTATCGGAACGTCGGTCGCGGCCTTCACGCGGGCCTGCTGGGCGCGTCCGCGAGCCTCGATGTCGAGGGTGATCCCGACCGTCTTGCAGCCGGTGACGAGGAGCCACGCCTCGGCCCAGATCTGCTCGGTGACGAACGCCGAACCGCGGGCAGAGCGAAGGGCGTCGGCGACCGCCCACACCTCCGGGTGGTGCTCCTTGCGGTCGGCGTCCTTGCGCCGCTGCTCCTCCTCGGCGCGCGCCTGCGCGGCTGCCTTCTCGGCGGCGGCCCGGTCCTCGGCGGCCTGCTTTTCGGCGCGGGCCTTCTCGCGGGCGGCGTCCGCCTCGCGCCGGGCGCGCTCGGTCGCGCGGCGCTCCCTGAACGAGGGGATGCCGTCGGCCTTCTGCGCGATGCCGTGCTCGTAGGCCATGAGGACGATCGGCCCGCCGAGGGAGGCGAGGGCGCCGATGAGGCCGGCGTTCAGCCCGATGTGGGGGTCGGTCAGGCCGTGCCACAGGTTGATCCCGGCGGCGATGAGCGCGCCGGCCATGATGCCGATCCGGTACGGCAGGACGTCCCGCCGATGCGCTACGGCCCAGGCGGCGCCGGCCGCGAGCACGAGGGCGAGGCCTTCCAGCAGGGCGGGGGCAGCCACGAGGAACGGCCGCTCGGGGTCCCAGAACGCGAGGAACTGCACAGGGGCGGCGATGATGAGGCCGACGATGTAGATGCCGCGGGCGCCCCACTTCCACAGGTTCTCGCTGCGCTCCTGCTCGGCCAGCTGCTGCGCCTCCCGCTCGGCTTCGTCGGCGGCGGCCTGCTCGGCTTTCTCCTTCTCGGCGTCGGCTTTGGCCTTCTCGGCGGCCTTCTTCGCGAGGTGTGCGGCGTGGTCGGCCTGCTCCTTCTCCAGGCGCATGCGCGCCCGCTCGTTCGCGATGCGGTCCTTCTCGGCTTGCTCGCGGGCGAGGGTGCGCTCGGCGTCGGCCTTACCCTCGGCTTCGATGCGGGCGGCTTCGGCTTCGGCGGCGGCGCGGGTCCGGATCGCCTCCGCCTCAGCCAACGCCACCGGATCGAACCGAGGCTCGGCCGCGGCGTGGCCGTTGACCTTCTCAATCGACGTGGCGGTCACGGGTGATCAGTCCTCTCGGTGGTCTAGCGACGGCGGTGGTTGTGGCGGAACCCGAAGGGGCCGGGCAGGTCGATGGAGGTGGTGCGGCGTCCGGTGCTGCTGATCGTGTGCCGGGGCCCGGACCGGGCGCCGAGCGTGATTGACCAGGAGCGGCGGTTGATGTTCAACCGGACACCGGGCAGGATCCGGAAGCTCTTACGGAACGTGATCGGCATCAGACGGCCTCCCTCTCAGCGAGACCGAAGCTGGCGGTGACCGCCTCGGCGGTGACCTCGAACAGATAGGTAACGTCGAGGTCGGAGTTGAACTTGCTGAAGCCGTGACGGCTGCTGCCTGGCAGGTAGCGGGCGTAAGCCACGTGCATGCGGGTGCCGTCCCTTGCAGCGAACTCGTAGGCGTGGAAAACGTCGGCGTAGCGGCGCCCGGAGCGGACAGCGGCGTGGCCCTCGGTGAGGCTGAGGTTGAGGTGGTCGCGCTGGCCGTTGACAATGGCCCGCTGAATGACGCGGTGACGGCGGGTACTGGCGGACATGGGCGGCTGCTCCTCTCAGGCGGTGGCGGGCTTGGGGGTGGGGCGGTGCTTCAGCCAGGCGACGACGCCGGCAAGCAGCAAGACCGGGCCGGGGACGACGCCGATGACGGTGGCCGCGCCAGCGGCAGCCAGACCGATCGGGGCGGCTGCGGCCGGCCACAGGCCGATCACGACCAGGACCAGCCCCAGCAGCAGCCAACGGGCGAACGGACGACGGAACATGACGACCTCACTCGGGTCGAAGGTGGACGGTGGGGGTTGCTGCGCCAGATCTCCTTGACCGGGCCCGCGCGGCGTCGGGCCCGGCGGACAGCCGGTCAGCTGAGGCGTTCGACCTTGACGTCGAGGTCACGGGGGTCGGTCTTGTCGGCCTTGACGCGGCGGTCGAGGTCGGCCTTGTCGTAGACGGTGACGGTGTCGGTGTCGCCGCCGAAGGGGTTGACCTTCTGGCCGGTGCGGCTGGTGGCGGTGAGCGCCCACTTCGGCATGTGCTGGTCCTCTCTCGGTTCGGTGGTCGTGTGGGTGGTGCTGGCCGGGGGATAGGGGGTCAGTTGCGGATGTCGAAGACGAGGCCGTCGGCGTACTCGACGATCGTCGGGCACGAGCCGCACGCGAAGACCAGACCGGCCCGCAGCATCGGCTCGCCGTGGCAGACCGGAATGTCTCGGTCGTCGACCTCGTCACCGGGCGACAGTTCGACGCCCTGCACGGTGGGGGTCATCAGTTGCAGTCCGGGCAGTGCTGGCCCTGACAGTTGTTGCAGCCGCCGTACAGCTGCTGCTCCTCCTGGATCTCTCGCAACTCCTGTTCCAGACTCTTGTCCTCGTCAGCCATCAGTCCGGCTCCTCTCTTGTTTCAGGGATTGGGGGGTTGGTGCGTGTCCCGGCCTGCGTTCGAGGCGTAGACCCTGGGTCGGTCGGGCCGGGACTTGCTGATCAGATCGGCTTGGACGGGATGCGGATCGGGTACTCGCGCTCGTCGTCGGACATGAACACCTCCCTCCGACTGATCGCGGGGCTAGGTGCCGGGCGCGGCTGGGGGATGTACCGCGCCCGGCAGTCGGTGGGGTCAGGCAGCGGCCGGGTAGTCGGCGTCGCCGTCGCGCAGTTCGTCGACGAGGGGCGGCTCGCCGGGGTGGGCCCTGTCGTAGGCGGCGGCCTCGGCGAGGACGCTCAGCTCGACCGTCCAGTCGCGGGCGGCGTAGAAGCGGGTGACGACGTCCGCCCGGTAGGCGGCGTCCTCGTCCTCGGAACGGGCCGGGGCGGTCGTGACCAGGGACAGAGACATGGCGGGATAGCCCTCTCGGGTCAGTGGATGGGGGGTTGGAGCCGCGGGGCGGAACGGGGGGACGGATACCGCCCCGCGGCGGTCGGGGGTTACTGCTGCTGCTCGGCGGCCCGGCGGGCGGCCTCCGCAGCAGCCTCGGCGGCCTTCTTCGCCGCCTCCAGGGCCTGCCGGGTCTGCTCGGCCAGCCCGCGCGCCAGCGGGCCCTGCTCCGCCGGGGTCACGGCGTCACCCCCTGCGGGTGCGGACGCGGCGGCCGGACCGGAAGCGGCGGCTTCGCCTTCTCGTGCTCGGCGCTCACGACACACCGTCCTCGTCGAGCGGCGGGTAGATCGAGCAGCGGATCGCGCCCCGCACCCGGTCGCCCTGCCACGAGAACTGCGTGTACAAGCGGACGACGCCGTCGTTGGTGCGCTCCGGGAAGACCTTCGCGTCCAGGTGCCGCGCCCACGCCTCGAACGCGGCCCGCTGCTCAGCCGGCGTCGACGTCAGCGAGTCCACGTCCCCGACCAGCGCCCCGGACGTGGCGATCGTCCAAGAGACGGCGGGCAGGTCGTCCGACTGCAGGAACTCGCCGAGCGCCTGGTGCGCGTCACGCTGCCACCGCCGCTCGTACATGGCCGAGGCGCTCACGACGCCACCTCGACGATCACGAGGAAGTCGTCCGTGGCGAGGTCCATGACCACCCGGGCGGGGACACCCTCACGGCGCTTCTGGGCGGCGAACGACTCCGCCGGCCACTGGCCTCGCGGGCCGCCGGCGGGGAACCGCTCCAGGACGGTGCGCTTCGGGCGCGGGGCCGGCGGCGTGGAGCGGACGAAGGACGCGGCCTCATGGGCCAGGCGGTCGGCCAGGGTCATGCCCTGGTGATCGGCGCGCTCGGGCGCCGGTACGATCTGGGTAGCCACAGGATCTCCTCTACAGAACCTGGTGGTCAGGCCCCGGCCAGGGAGTGGAGTCCCTGTGCTGGGGCCGTCTTCGTTTGTGGGTGCGGCCGGTGGAGCGGCTGCTGAAGCTTCGGGCGGTGGAGCGCCGTCGTCTTCAACACCCCCATTGAAAGGGTCTGCCGACGACCTGTCAACTCCCTTGGACCGAAAGGCTGAGACCAACCAGCCGCGATCATCAACACGGGGTTGAAGCGGGTCGAATCGATCCCTACCCTGACCGCATGACCAATTCGCTCACCGACGCCTTTGAGACCGCCACCGCCGCCGTGACGGCCATCGACGATCCGGTCGAGCGCTTCCAGAAGGCGCGCGATCTGCGCAGCGAGCTCGTGGACGCAGACCGCACCCTTCTGGAGATCCAGCGAAACGTGATCTGGGCCCTCTACGAGGGACGGACCTGGGCTGAGGTCGGCCGCATGCTCGGCTTCAGTGGCTCTCGCGCGGAGGCCATCGCGCGAGGCAGGTAGACGTGACTTGACCATGCCGTCCAGCCAACGCCCCCTGCGCGCGCGGTAGAAGGACAGCGCCCCGACACGACAACGCCATAGCGAGCACCACCCGACACCGCGGCGACACCGACCCGCCGCCAGCCCGCCAGACCCGAGCGCCACGAGCACGGGAGCCCCATTGTGGACGTCGTAGAGACCTGGACCGGTCGCTCCGCATGCCTCCTCCAGCAGGCCATGCGGCTGACGAACGAGGCGTTCGCCGAGCGCCTCGGAATCAGCGAGCGGACGATCAGCCGGTGGCATGCGTCACCGGACATGGTCCACCGGACCGAGGTACAGCAGATCCTGGACATCGCGCACAGGGAGGCGGGTGAGGACGTGCAGCGACGTTTCGCACTCCTGCTGCGCCCGCCCAGTCCGCGCATGGAAGCGCAGGCCCTGCGGGTAGCGATAGCGGTCGTGATCCGAGGCGACGACATCCTGCTGGTATGCAGGCGCGGGGACGGGGAGCTGCGCTGGCAGTTCCCGGCCGGCATGGTCAAGCCCGGCGCCGCACCGGAGACCGTGGCCGTGCAGGAGACGCACGGCGAGACCGGCGTGCACTGCACGATCCGCGAACAGCTGGGCGAGCGCATCCACCCGGTCACCGGCGTCGTCGCGTCGTACTACCTCGCCGACCATCTGGCGGGCGACGCGTCGAACCTCGACCCGCTGGAGAACGTTGACGTCGCTTGGGTTCCGCGCGCCGCGCTGACCCGCTTCATCCCGCAGGACCAGATCTTCCCGCCCATCCTGACCGCTCTGGAGGCGATCGCATGACGACCGAGACGACCACCGAGAAGCCTGGCATCAGCGCCGCCATCATCGTCCGGGACGGACGTGTGCTCATGGTCAGGCGCCGGATCTCGGAGGGCGAGCTGATGTGGCAGTTCCCCGCGGGCGCCATCGAGCCCGGCGAGGGCGCGGAGGACGCGGCCGTGCGTGAGGCCGGCGAGGAGACCGGGCTGACAGTGAAGGCGATCCGGCTGCTCGGCGAGCGGGTGCACCCGAAAACGCAGCGACTGATGAGCTACACCGCGTGCGAGGCGGTCGAGGGCGAGGCCCGCGTCGCCGACGCTGACGAGCTCGACGCGGTCGCCTGGGTCGCCCACTCGGAGATCACCGACTATGTGCCGTACCCGTTGTACGACCGGGTGCAGGAGTACCTCGACGAGGTCTTGCCTCACTGACGACTTTCGGCCACCCCTCCGCAGTGTCCGAATTGTTCGCGCTGAGGGGACGGAGGCGCGACGAATCCTACCGGACCAGCCAAATCGCCGATTACCGCAGATGAGAGGTGCGGCGAGTACCGGACCGGATCTACATTCAACGGCCCGAGAGGAGGCCGGAAGTGGCCTAGCGTGTGCCCCACTGAAACGCGAACGGCCCGGTGCTGCGAACACCGGGCCCGTTCTACCGGCGAGTTCAGGCTCGCCGATTCGGAAACCCCACCCGGGAAGGAAGGGAACCTTGAGCCAGCTTACCCATGCCGCGTTAGAGCGGCCCATGAAATCCGCCACGGACTACCTCCTCGACAGCCCGCTCCCCCAGTTGCTGGCCGAGCTGGACGTGGAACTGGCCGACTCGTCGATCACCGACCCGACGTTCTTCGGCGCGCTGGTCGAGCGTCGTGACGGCTCGCTGCTTCTGTCGATGCCGCCGGGCCGGTCCGCGTTCGAGCGAGACACCGCGGCGCGGATGCTGCTCGCAGAGGGTCTGGGGTTGGACACCCCGCCGGTGCCGGCGCCGCTCGCGGTGTCGCGCGGCTGACCCTCTCGCATCTCCCACCCCGCCTGTGTTGCACAGGCGGGGTGTTGTCGTTCGCGCCCTTGTGCGCGCCCTGCACTGCGCTGACCGTGGTCTATCAGCGGGGTGTCGCGACCACGACAGGGGGGATGCATGGCGCGCAGGTTGGATGACGCGGCTGGCCGGCTGCTGCTGGGTGTGGCGGTGGTGCTGCATCGGGCGGTGGCTGGTCGGGTGGCGCGGGTGCGGTGGCAGCAGCGGCGGAATGCGGCGTTGCGGTCCGCGCACCAGCGCGGTGTACCGGTGGAGGAGCTGGCCGTCCGGCTGGGCTTGTCGGCTGGCTGGGTGCGGCAGGTGTTGAACGGGAAGAGGCCGCCGGAAGTGGAGGAGGCCGCGTAGGCGGGCACACGAAAGGGCCCCGACCGCGGGTTGCGGTCGGGGCCCTTCGTCGTGTCAGGGCTGGTCTCGCTGCTGTTTACGCCTCTTGTAGTACTCGTCGCGCTCGGCTTCCTGCCGCTGGCGGTACTGCTCGTTCCACAAGCCGGCGAGTTCGCCGAGAGCGTCGCTGACGCGGCCGAGTTCCCACAGCAGGTAGAGGCTCGCCCCCGCGAAGGGGATCCAGTCGGCCCAACGGAGGATGTCGACCGGGATCCAGAGCAGGAAGGCCAGGACGAGGAACTTGGCGAAGGTCTCGCCCATGTAGGTCGGGTTGCGTTCGACGATGACGTGCTGGCCTCTGGCGTGGATCCACTGCAGGCGCGATTTCACAGGTCCCCCCTCGGGTTGCGGGTGGGCATCATGCCGCAGACCGGGCGGCGAGCGGCAGCCGGAGCGCTTCGCTGTGCCCGTACTGCGCCGAGCACGACGGGCAGCGGACGCCGGCGGTGTCGAGGGTGACGCGGAGGGTGCGTCCGCAGGTGCAGGTGACGCCGACGCGGCGGGCCGGCCGCTCCCCGCCGGTGGCCGCTTCGCACTGCCGCCGCAGGTGCGCGACCTCGCGGGCGAACTCTTCGAAGGCGCCGTGCTGTTCGGCCGCCCAGGGCAGGAGTATGCGCAGCCGCTTGACGGCCTGGTCGCACTGCTGCTGCAGGCCGCCCTCCCACCTCGGGTGCCGGTAGCCGAGCAGGTCGTGCCAGTCGACAAGCCACGTCTGCAGGATGGTCACAACGCCCCCGCGGGCGGCGAGGCTGAGCGGCTCCAGGCGGACGGGCAGCGGTGCGGTGCGGCTGCCGGAGACGACGGGCCCGCCACTGCCCGACCCGGGCGCCAGGCTGTCGCTGAGGCGGGCGTACAGCCCATCAGCCCCGGCGAGCGCCCGGAGCTGCTGATCGACGCGGTCGGTGCAGGGGCGGCAGGCCTGGTGGGTGAGCTCGTGCTCGTACAGGCCGTTGCCGCAGACGGTGCAGGTCGGCGGGAGGGGCTCGTTCACGGCGGTGCCTTTCGTGCGGGGCGGTTCGGTGTTGGGGCGGTGGGCGGCTATTCGCCGTGCTTCTCCAGTGGCCAGCGCCGGTCGTCGGCTGCTGCTTCGCGGACGGTGGGCCCGGCGTCGTGGGCGGGGGCGGGGGTGTCGTCCTCTTCGCCGAGGCGTCGAAGCTCGGCCCGCATGTCGTCGGCCCAGTCGGCGGGTACGGAGACGGGCACGTTGTCGCTGCGGCAGGCCTGTTCGACGAGGCCGTTGCAGCGCCAGCAGTACCAGCCGATGTGGACGAGTTGGGGGTTGTCGGTCACAACTCACCTCGGTGCTGGAGTTCGTCGAGGAACTGGTTGGCGATCTGGTGCAGGGCGTCTTCCTGCTTCTTGGGGCCGGTGCGGGCGTAGTGCTGTGCGTCGCGGCCGACGAGGGTGAGCGCGGTCTTGATGACCTCGGTGGGCTTTTGGCGGTGCGGGCGGTCGGTCATGGGGTGCCCCTTCCAGGTGGCTGGGTTGTTGTCTGACGGCCGTTCGGCCGGTGCTTGGGGTGACGGGCCCGGGCGGGTGTCCCGGGCCGTCTGTGGCCCGCCTGTCATGCCGCAGCCTCTGTGCGCCTCCGTGACGGCCCGGCAGCGCTCCGACCCACCGGAGCCCCACTCGCGCCCTCCGAGGCCGTGAGGCGGGCACTGAGCCGTTCTCCCGGCGGCAGTTCGACGCTCACCGGGTCGAGCAGTCCAGTGACGAGGGCGATGGCTACGGCGTGCGCGCGGTCGCGGGCACCGAGCTTCCGGTACACGCGGTGCAGGCGCTCGTGCACGGTCGACGGCTGAATGCCGAGCCGGGCCGCTGTCTGGGCAGCGGTGTAGCCGGACGCGGCGAGAGCGAGGATCTGCAGCTGCCGACTGGTGACCGCGGCACGGGGCTGGGCGGGTCGGCGGACGGTCGCCCGGTGCACGGCGGTCACTGCCCGGCTCCGTCGTCCGTGGCCGGCCCGTCCTGCCGCGCCCCGGCGGCGCGCGACTTGAAGCCGCCCCGGGCGACGGCCCGCCGGACGGCTCGTGCCTGGTGTTCCCAGAGCGCCTTGTCTTCGTCGGGCACGTCGCTCCAGGGTTGGCCATGCGGACCGAAGCGCCAGTGCAGCCACTCGGGGAGCGTGTCGGGCACGGCCTTGGTGGTGGGCTGCGCCTCGTCGGCCATGCGGCGCAGCTCGGAGACGGCGCGGTTGACGCCCTCCGCGGCCTTCTGGCCCATGTCGTCGTAGACGGCGGGGAACAGCGCGGTGTACAGGCGCTGCGCGGCCTCGCGGAGGACGACGGCCCGGTCGGCGGGCTCGGGCAGCACGGCGGCACGGGCCTTGGTCGCAGCCACAGCGGCAACGGCCCGGGGGTTGGCCAGAACCAGGCCAGTAGCGGACTGCTGAGCGCCCTCGTAAAGGTCCCAGATGGCGGATTCGATCGCCTCGACGAGCGGGTCGGTGGTGTTGTTCACGGTGGGTCTCCAAGGAGGGGGCCGCCCCACAGGCGGGGCGGCAGACGGGCTGGGGTCAGGACTGGGCGTTGAGCTTGCGGGCGGCGGCAAGAGCGGGGGCCAGCCAGTGGGCCGTCTCGTCGAGCTCCAGCCCGTGCCGGGTGACGGCGTCGCACGTTTCGGCCGTGGTGCGCAGCAGGTGCGCGTAGCAGGCGTCGACGTCCGGGTACTCGCCGGTGAGCTTCGGCGGGGTCTCGGGCTCGGGCGCCAGCTTGTCGGCGGCTGCTCGGAGTTCGTCGGCGGGTGTGGTCATGGGCTTCTCCGGTGTGCGGGGTGGGCGGTCGTAGGCTGAACACGAGCCCGCGGCAGATAGCAGCTGCCGCGGGCCGTCTTGCGGAATCACGGGGCGGTCAGTCGTCGTCGCGCGCAGGCTTCGGCCAGCGCTTGCGGCAGGCAGCCTTGTTCGAGCAGACGGTGATGCTGATGCCGTGCTCGTCGTTGCTGAGGGTTCGGTAGCCGCGCTTCCCAATCCGGCCGCACTGCTCGCAGTACCGGACGAGGACGTCGCGGGCCCTGCTGCCATCAGCAGGCCCGACGAAGCCGCGGCGCTCCAGTTCGTCCAGCAGGGCGCTGGCATCACGGAACGAGATCCGCATCCATCGCTGCACAGCGGAAGCGGCGGCGAGGTTGCGGGAGGCGACGAGGCGCAGCGCCTCCTCGACTTGCTCCTCGCTGATGGTCTGTACGGTCACGGGTGTCTCCTCAGGGTTGGTGCCCGGTGTCACGGGCCGGGCCGGGGTGGTCGCCGCACAGCAGGCGGCACAGGTCAAGCGGCGGGCTCGCGGAGCGCAGCGGCAAGGCGTTCACGGTTCGCGGCCTGCTGCGCCGGCGACAACGGCAGCCGACCCGAGGGGGCCTTCAACGCGCGCCCGGTGGGGATGGCTTCGGCGTACAGCCGGCCGAGCTTGTCCGCGGGCGGCAGGTTGAGGGCGTGACGGTGGCGGGCGACGGTGGATCGGGCGCAGCGGAGTTGGTGGGCGATGTGGGCGTTGGTGTGGCCTTCACGGATCAGGGCGGCTATGTCGGCGCGGATCTTCACAACACGGCCTCCTTGGTGGCGGCGTACATGGGCTTCTCGCCCCACGCGATTCGCTGCCGGTTGACGCGGGCCCGCACGACGGTGATCCACGCGGCCAGTTCGGCGGGCGGCATGTTCGCCCTGCGCAGCAGCTCGTCGGCGTGGCAGGCGCGGTCGAGCGGGCAGGTGCAGGCGAGGTCTTTCCCACGCAGCAGGTGCAGTCCGGACAGGATCCGCTCGCGGCGCCGGTCTGCCTCGTCGGTGGGGGCGTCGGAGCGGGACCCGGCGAGCCAGATCCGGAAGTTCTCTGCTGCGGCGGCGTGCGGGTCCTCGTAGCCCATCTCCTGCATCAGGCCGACCTTGCAGGGGTTCCCGAAGCGGCTGGGGCGGCTGACGATGACGCCGCCGTGAATCGGGTGGGCTGCGCCTGCGAGGCGCCATCCCTTGGTGCGGCGGCGCTGGATGCGGTTCGGCATCACGCGGTCTCCCACTCCGGGTCGACCTCGGGGTGCGTGAACCACACGGGCTTGCCCAACTCGCGGGCGTAGGCGATCTCGGCGGTGGTCGACTGGCCGATGTAGTCCCCGACCACCAGCACCTCGTTGGCGAGGCGGATCTTCGCCCGGTGCAGATCGTCCAGGCGCAGCTTCAACGCCTCGGCCTCTGCCGGGTCGGCCCACAACTCGTGCGGCTGCTTCATGTCACAGCCGGGCTTGACGACGATCCGGCCGGCCGCGGTCTCCCGCAGGTCCGCCTCGGCCATCTCCGACATGAAGCGCGTGCTGCCGCAGATGGCCACGATCTTCGGGATGCCCAGCCGCTCCTTTGCGTCGGCGAGCTTCTCCTCGGGGGACAGCAGTTCGGGGTACGACATCGGTTCCTCCTGGTTGGTTGCCGCACAGCGCGGCAGGGCGGGGTCAGGCGGCGGGTGGCTTGCACTCGTCGCAGGGCTGCGGGGTCGGGCCGGACGGGGCGGTCCCGCACGGCCACGCCCCAGGGCGGGGGATGTGGTAACTGGGCGCCGCCCGCTCGGCCTTGGCCGACTTGGGCTTGGTCGGCGTGCGGCCCGTGAGCGAGATCAGGTACGGGAGGAGGTCGCCCTCTGCGCGCATGGCCGCCAGGTCGGCGCGGTCCGGCTGGGCGTTCACGTAGCGGCCATATCCACGAAGCGACTGAAATGGAGCTGCGCGGCGACGGTGATCGTGGCGGTAGGTCCGCCGCGGTGCTTGCCGACGATCAGGTCGGCCTCGCCCGCTCGAGGGCTCTCCCGCTCGTAGGCGTCCTCGCGGTGCAGCAGGATCACGATGTCGGCGTCCTGCTCGATCGACCCGGACTCGCGCAGGTCGGACACCATCGGCTTCTTCTCGGTGCGCTGCTCGGGCCCGCGGTTGAGCTGGGCGAGGACGACGACGGTGATGCCGAACTCCTTGGCGAGGAGCTTCAGTCCGCGCGACAGCATCGACACGGCGACCTGCCGGGACTCGGCGCGGGGTGCCTGCATGAGCTGCAGGTAGTCGATGACGAGGAGGCGCAGGCCGGCGGTGCGGACGAGGTTGCGGACGATGGCGCGCAGGCCGGGCAGCGTGACGAGCGCGTTGTCGTCGATGTGCAGCGGCGCGTCGGCCATGGCGGGCAGCCTGAGCGCGGCTCGAGCCAGGTCGTCGTCCTGGACGATGCCCTGCTTCAGGTGATGCAGGGCGATCTTCGCCTCGCCGCAGAGCATGGTGTTGGCGAGTTCGTCCTTGCCCATCTCGAGCGACGCGAAGTACGTCGGGATCTTGTTGGTGATGGCTGCGGCTCGGGCGATGCCGGACGCGAACGTGGTCTTGCCCATCGCGGGGCGGGCGCCGACGACGACCAGCTGGCCGGGCGCCCAGCCTCCGGACAGCAGGCTGTCCAGGTCGATGAACCCGGTCGGGATGCGGTCCTCTGCGCTCGGCGGGGTGACAGCCCGCTCCAGCACGGCAGGCAGCAGGTCGCCGAGCACGGACGCCTGCGACACGGCGGCCGGGCGGACGAGGTTGTCGATCTCGGCCTGCATCTCGGCGATGTCGGCGGCCGGGTCGAACGCCGGAGACTCGGCCTTGAGCTTCATCGTCACGCCGAGGGCCGCGGTACGCGCGGCGACAGCGACGCGGGCGATCCGTTCAGCCCAGTAGCCGGCGGCACCGGGCATCGCCTGGTTGTACAGCTCGGCAAGCTGAGGGCCGGTCAGCGGGCGGCTGGCCATGCGGCCTTCGGCGTGCCACGTGTCGAGCTTGCGGGCGACGGCTTCCCAGCGGATCTCGCCGGAGGTGAGGGTGGGGGCGAGGTCTTCGACGGCGAACCACACCATGCGCAGACGCTCGTCGCTGATGTCGGCGGGGTCGAAGCCTTCAGCGGCGAGGGTGTCGACGAGGCTCGGCTGGGCCATGACAGTGGCGGCGAGGATGCGCTCGGCCTCGAGGTCGGCGGGCGCCGACGATACGGGCGCGGCGTCCGGGCCCCACATGTCGATGTCGGTGGTCACGCCGCCGCTCCCTTCCGGCGGTCGCTGCCCTGCAGGAGGACGACGCTGCCGCGGCACATCTCGGCGAGGCGGGACGCGACCCGGGGGCCGACGACTTCGGACAGCTGGTTGGGCAGCACGTCGCACGTGATGATCACAGGGCGGCGGTTGATGTACCGCTCGTCGAACAGCTCGAACAGCCGCTCCTGCGTCCAGTCGGAGGCGCGGGCCGCAGCGAGGTCGTCGATGAACAGCAGGTCGCTTTCCTGCAGCTGCTTCACCAGCGCACGCCCCTCGCCCCCGGGGGCGTCCGGGCGGAGCGCGTCGAACAGGGCGGTGGACCGGTAGATGCTCAGAATCGGGGTGCCCTGCCACGGCATGTTCGGCGCGTACTGGGCCTCCAGCCAGCGGCGGCAGGTGTGCCACGCAGTGTGGGTCTTGCCGACACCGATCGGCCCGGTGAGGAAGAGGCTGGATCCGCCCCAGCCGCCGATCCAGTCGGCGACCTGCTTGGGCAGGTCGTAGCGCTGGCGGTAGATGGCGGGGATGCGGGAGTCGAACCGGTCGAGGGCGGCGAGGCGCCGCTCGACGAGGACGGATTCGCGGGGGCTGAGCTCGTCAGCCGAAGCGGAGTGCACTGTCGATCTCCTCCTCGGGGATCTCTCGGGGTGCGGTTGTGGGGCCGGCGGGGCGCTGCTTGCGCTGCTCGGCGAGGGCCTGGCGGCGGAGGGTGTCGTACTTGGCCCGAAGCTTGGCCGGGCTGAGGATGTGCGCCTGCCAGAAGTCGTTGGCGTGGGCCCAGTCGATGGCGGCTACGGCCTGCTCGGGTGTGATGCCGTCCTTGTCGATGAGCAGCCGGATGTCGTTGCGCCACTTCTTGGTGACGGCCGGCTTCTTGCTGCCGCCTTTCTCGATCACGGCGGCGAGGTGTCGGCAGACGCGTTCGACGTCGGCTCGGGGTGGTGCATCCGCGGGCTCCGCAGGAGTTCGCGTATATCTCTTTTCTTCTTCTGTCTCTGTCTCTGTCTCTGCTTCGGTTTTGCTTCCGTTTTGCTTCACCAAAGTCGAAGCAAGTGCTTCGCCGTTTGCTTCGCGGTTCGAGGCGGCTCGGCGGGACTCGCCGGACCGCTTGCCGCCCCTCTGACCTGCGGCGGAGCGCTTGGCGCTGAGCTCCCGCACCTCGGCGGCGGACCGCTGGTGGCCGAGGTAGTCGTGGATGACGTAGGCGTCGGAGGGTGCTGCGGGGCACTTCGGGCAGTCGTGTTCGCCCTCATGCCACAAGCCAACGCGAAGCAGTGCCGAAGCACTTGCTTCGGGTTTGCTTCCGTCCGTGAGCCGGGGCACGAGACGCTTCGGGATCACGCCGTCGGTCAGCTGACGGGAGGCGTAGGCGAGCCCGCAGATGTAGAGCCAGCCGGCCTCGCCTCCCGCTTCGATGATCTTCGGGTGGTCCGGCAGGCCGTCGTGCACCTTGACGTAGGTGCGCTTGTCCTTCTCGGCCATCAGACGTCTCATTCCTGGCTGTTGCGGATGGGTGGGGTGTCGGGGTGTTGCTGGTCAGGGCTGGTCGCGCGGCCGGCGGCCCGCGGTCACGCGGCGGCCTCGTAGTCCGGCTCGGTGTCGCGGTCATGGGGGCTGTGGAGGACGGCACGCAGCCGGTTTCCGATCCAGGTGCCGACCTGTGGGCTGACGGCGTTGCCGAAACCGTCCACTTGATCGCGGGCGGAACCCCAGACGGTGAAGGTGCCGCGGTAGTCACGGAAGTCGACGTCGAATCCGCAGCCTCTGCCGATCTCGTGGGCGCCCATCATGCGGTAGAAGCACTCTTCGAACGGCACCTGGGACAGTGCGGGCCCCCAGTTGGCGGTGAGGAGTGCCGTCGTGTCCCGGGACGTGAGCGTGCCGAGCGGATCGGTCACCGGGTGTGCTGCGGTCTCGGTGCCCGTGGAGCCGTTCTGCTTGAACCAGCCGGCCGCGGTGAGCAGTCCGGGGATCTGCTCGGAGGTGAACGTCGACATCGGCTCCGCGTGCACCGCAGGCACGGTGTGCTTGCGGTACGGGATGACCCCGGAGGTCACCAGCGCGAGCGTCTCGGAGGCGACCTGGGTGGGCAGCGGCTCACCGGCGCCTCGCGGTGTGCCCTGGTAGTTGTCGACGGCGAGCGCCAGCGATGGCTCATCCCACAGCCCCTGGCCGGTCGACAGGAGCGCCGCCTCCTGCTGGCTGGTCTGTGTTGCCAGTGGCTGCAACAGCAGCCGTTCCGAGCCGTGCACGCCCTTGGCGGGCATGAGAATGGCCGGGAAGTCGGCGAACTTCTGGCGACACCGCTCGATTCGGGCTGTCGTCGACGCGGCGAACGGGCCGCGGTGGCCGTCCTTGAACGTCTTGACCGGCCGGTCACCGATGCGGGTGCCGAGGTCGCTGAGGTCGAGCGCGGTGATTGACGGTGTCATGGGCGGGATGACCGCGGTGCGGCAGGACGGGCACCGGTACTCGTACTGTTCGCCGTAGGCGACCTTCCCGGTCGGCGGAATCCCGGTGCGCCAGGTCCAGACCGCTTCGACGTCCTTGTCGCAGCGGTGGCAGCGGGACAGGGGCCGATGCTCCAGGTCCGGCATGGGCAGGGACTTGTGGACGAACACCCAGTAGCCGCGGTTGCGGGACTGCGGCACCCCGAAGAACTGGCTGTTCAGGAACAGCACCGTGTGGTTGTAGTCGAGCAGGTCAAACTGCTTGAGCCACCACCGGTAGGTGGAGCCGTCGCCGACCTTCTTGCTGCCCGGGAGGAGTGGGCCCCAGGACTGCAGCTCGGTCGTGCACTCGACGAGGATCATCCGCGGCCGGTGCGTCTGCGCGTAGTGCAGGACGCAGTTGGCAGTGGCCCGGTCGCGTTCGGAGCGGGTGACCCGTTCCTCGTAGTCGGGGTCTTCCATCCCGAACAGGGTCAGACCCTGCGCGTAGGCCTTGAGCGTGTTGGCTTGCGAGTGGTTGACGCAGCTGACGCCGGCTACCAGCAGATCGGCCGGGGGCAGGTCGCGGACCGAGTGGTAGTCGGACGATTCCGGGTTCACGAGGTTGGCGATCCAGTGCTCGGCTTCCGGGTGGTTCGCTTCGTGAACCTCGACCTTGTAGGTGTTGTGGTTCGCGGCCATGATCGTGGTGAATCCGGCGCGCCTGATGCCCTCGGTGAGGCCTCCGAAGCCGGAGAACAGGTCGACCGCGACGTACTCGTCGTGGCGGAACCGGCGCTGCTTGACTGCCGGCCGGTGCGTGGCGGTACGGGTCTTCTTGGTGGACGCGCGAGACATCAGGCCGCCACCTCCACGGCGTACTCGGGGTGCTCGCGGAAGGCGTGGTCGATGTAGGACTTGCTGACGCCGAGGCGTTCGGCGGCGGCGGCCCGGTCGAGGCCGCTGACACGCATGAGCCAGGTCGCGTTTTCGGCGATGGCCTGGCGCCGCGTGGTGGTCTCGGCGGCCGGCGCGTAGTCCGGGTCGTCGAGGCTTTCCTCGTCCCACCAGGCGGTGCCGAGCCATCCCTTGGCGGCGGCTCGGTCCCGGGTGCGCTTGGCGATGTGGGCGGGGACGCCGTGCTCTTCGGGCTTGAGCCCGTCCAGTTCGATGTACAGGCGGTTCACGTAGTCGGCGACCCAGCGGCGCACGGTCCGGGTGTCGGGCTGGTTCTGCAGGTAGACGATGAACTGCTTGTGCTTGCCGCAGCGGCGGGCGAGTTCGGTGGCGGACCATCCGTCGGCGGCGAGAGCACGGAGGCGGCGGCTGGTGCCGAGGCCGGGGATGCGGTTGCCGGAGCCGGGCAGGTCGGTGGTGGGCCGGACTGCGAGGACGCGGGTTTCGGTGCTGCGGCGGATCGGCCCGTCCTGGCGGATGATGCGGTAGAGGACGTACTGGCCGATGAGTGCGTCGGCCATGATCTGCGTGTCGGGCATGCCAGCGGCGCGGAGGCGTTCGATGTGGCGGGCTGCTCGTTCGGGGGTGGTGAGGTTGCCGCGGCCGGTGGCGCGGAGGTATCGGCCGCGGCGGACTTCGGCGGTGACTGCGCTGGTGCAGGGGCGGCACTTGCAGCCGCGGCGGTAGCGGCGCGGGTCGCCGTGCTGGAAGGCTTCGGCGGGGATGGCGGGGCGGCCCATCAGTCCTCCTTCCGGGCGTTGTTGTTGCGGCGGTTGGCGAGCCAGCCGATGCCGGCGCCGATGGCTCCGGCGGCGACCGCGGCGATGTACAGCCAGGCGAGGTTGAGGTGGTTGAGGGCGTCGATCACGCTGCGGCCCTCCCCTGCTGGGTGCGGGCGGCCTGCCGGTCCTCGATGAACTTCCGGCCCTCGGCGGTGAGGAGGTACAGGTTCACCGGCTTGCCGTGGGCCTTCGGGTTCACGGACGGCTCGTCGCCGACCTTCACCAGCACGCGCGGCTGGCGGCGCTTGGTGAGGTTGGTGAAGTACAGGCCGGCGGTGCCGCGGCCCAGCTCGGGGACGATCGCCCACAGGTCGTTCGCGGAGAACGGGCGGTTGCCGCCGGCTATGGCGAGGACGGCCTGGTCGAGGGTGGCCTCATCCCACTGGGTTACGTTGGCGTAGAGGGTGGCGAGCAGCTGGTTGGCCTGCTCGCGGGCCTGCTCGGGTGTGAGTGTCATGTACGGTCTCCTTTGACAGGCCGCCCGCGATTCGCCCGCGGGCGGCCGTTCGCGTTGCGGGCTACTGCTCGGTGGGCTCGGGGCTGGCGTTGAGCCAGGCGAGGAGCGGCGCAGCAATGTCGCGGGCCCCGTTGGGCCGGTCGAACACCTTGCGGTTCAGGCCGGGGCAGCGGGACTTGAGGACTTCGAGGCGGTTGTCGATGTCCATCGCCACGGCGACGTCGAACTCGTACTCGATGCCCTTGCGCTGCTCGGGCCGGGTGCCGACCTGCTTCGGCTTGCCGTTCTCCAGGACCCACTCGGTGTAGGAGCGCATCGAGGCGACGACGTGGCCGGGGTAGGCGAGGATCGCGGCGACCATGTCGTTCTGCAGTGGGGTGCCGTCCTTCCAGCCGGCGAACTTGTTGCCGCCGTACCTGCTGCTGGCTTTCTCGACTTGGTCGAGGGTGCCGTCGGTGCCCTTCCAGAAGTGGGAGAGGCTGTCGACGAACACGGTCGGGTAGCCGGCCTGTGCGGCGGCGTCGAGGGCGCGGGCGAGGTCGCGGGGGTCGTAGCGGTCCATGGCGAGCGTGTCGAACTGGATGCCGCCGATCCCGGCGTAGAGGCTGGCGGCGCCTTTCTCGGTGTCGATGACGGCGAACCGTCGGCCCTCGGACAGGCCGTGGGAGATGCCGAGGCCGGTCCAGGTCTTGCCGGAGCCGGACAGGCCCTGGATGGACAGGCGGGCCTTGCGGCCGGCCTTGCTGGCGGGTCGGAAGGCGAACTGTTCGGCGGCGGCCTGCTGCTGCGCGGGGCGGGCGGTGCGGACGGGCTGGCCAAGTTGGGACATGCGGGGTGCTCCTAGGCGTACTGGCGCTCGACCCAGGCGGGGAGCGCGATCATCGGGTTGGGCAGGTAGCCGGGCCATTCGCCGCGCTCTCGGCAGATGGCGTAGGTGTTGAGGGCCACGTCGTTGAGGTGGCGGCCGATGCCGCGGGCCATCGGGTCGCAGGTGGTGACGACGACCAGGTAGGGCGGGTCCTTCTCCTGCACGACGAACTGCATGGGCCGCTCGGGGTCGGCGACGTTGATGGCGGCGCCGCCGTCCTCGTACCAGCCCTGCTGTTGGTGGTAGCCGTGTTCGTTGAACGCCTTCTCCAGGTCTTCGCGGCGGCAGGAGCGGGCGGTCTTGTAGTCGACGATCTGGCCGTCGTCGCGCAGCCAGTCGAAGCGGCAGCGGCGCCAGACGCCGTTGTCCTCCCAGAAGGCGGACTGTTCGGCGAGCCCGGACCCGGGCTCCAGGAGCTGGGCTGCTTCGTCGTGCGCGCGCAGGGCGGCGGCCATGGCGCGGACCTGCTCAAGCTCGTGGCGCTTGAGCGGGATGTCGCCGGCCGCCCTTATCGCGGCGACCTCGGCCTTGATGCTGTCGGTGTTCCACTTGTCGGCGTCGACGAGGACCAGCTGGGGGCCGTCGTCGAGGACGAGCTTGTGTGCGGCGGTGCCGAGTTCGAGGGCCTTGTTGTGGGGCTGCGGGTTATCGAGCTGCCACTTGAAGGCGGCCGGGCACTTCTTCACCAGCGTGCGGGCGCCGGTCGAGGAGAGGCTGCCGCCGGGGATCGGGTCCCCGTGATAGACGTCGGCGGGGATGTCGTACAGGCCGGGCTCGACCTCGGTCTCCGTGGTCATGCGACGCCGTCCAGGGGCATCGGTCGGGCGCACGCCTCGCACAGGCCCTCGGGGGTGAACGGCCCGTCGACATCCCAGCAGCGGGTGCAGGTGATGGGCTTCGGCTTGAGCCCGGACAGCCGCTGCAGGGTGGCGATGCCTTCCTCGTCGTACTTGGCGAGCAGGACGGCCGCGCCGTACTCGGGGAACGCGGCGAGGAGCTTGGCGCGGTTGGTCATGTCGGCGCGGTCGATGAGGGTGATCAGGGACTCGGTCCAGTCGCCAGCCGGGTAGCCGCCGCGGCCGAAGTGGCTGAGGACGTGCGCGGCGACGTCGGCTGGGATGGTGGGGCTGCTGGTGCTCATGGTTCTCCGTTTCGGGATGTGTTGGGCCGGGCCCCGCCTCCTTGGGGGGTGGTGGAGGCGGGGCCTCAGCTGCCGCGGAGCGCTGGGGGCGCTGGCACGCGGCGTATTCGGTTGGCTTGGGCGCCGGCCGTGGCAGGAGCGGGCACCGCCAGGGCCGGCGGGTTCAGGTGCGACCGGGGTCGGTGGTCGCGAACGGCGCCTGGTGCAGCGGCATCACGCAGTGCTTCCGGATCTCGTCGACGCTCAGCTCCTGCGTCTTGGCGATGACGTGCTCGGCCTTCACGCCGACGTCGACCTTGCGCTTGAGGTCGGCGATCTCGCGGTCGCGGAGGCGGATGACCTCCTCGGCCTGCTGCAGTTCCTTCTCGGCGGTCTTCCGCCGTTCCTGCTCGTCGGCGAGGTCGCGCCGCAGGAGGGCGATGTCGTCGCCGGCGCGGTGGGTGATGGTGAGGAGGCGCCGGTTCTCGTCGCGGAGCTCGGCGACTTTGTCGACGGCGCGGCGGCGACCGGTGCCCTTCGGGAGCAGGCTGCGGGTCACCGGTTCCCCCACACCTCGATGGCGGCCTCGACGGGGGCCCGCAGGTGGTCGTGCCACAGGCTGGTCATCGGCGTCGCGGTGCCGGTGTGGACTAGGGTGGCGACGGTCGCGGCGAGCATCGCCGGGGCGACCCAGCCGGGCACGGGCAGCGCCTCCAGCTCCCAACTGGAGCCGTCGTCGTTGAGGCGGGCCCACTGCCAGATGGGGCCGCGGTCGTAGTCCTCGTCGCGGCCGGTGTGCCAGTCCCACACGAGGATCAGGCCGTGGCGGAACCGGGTGTCGGGGTAGTCGGAGGTCTCGGGCGTGAGGGTGACGACGCCGCGCAGGTAGGCGACGTCGTAGGAGTCCTCGACGAACGCATCCGTCTGCTCGGGCGTCAGCTTTGCCTCGGTCAGGGCGGCTTCCACGGCCTCGATGTACGGGGCGTGGGGCGTGTGGAAGGTGGTCACTTGGGTTCCCCCTGTTGCGGTGGGCGGTGTGTGCGGCGGCAACCCGCTGCTCAAGCTCGGCGACCCGGGCCCGCTGGCAGACGATGTAGAAGCAGGCAGCGAGCGCGAGCCGCTTCTCGATCTGCCGGAGCGTGGGCTGGTCGCGGGTGACGAGGTCGTCGTCGATGTCGATGAGTCCGGCCTCGATGGACGCGATGACGTTCGGGTCGGTGATCCACGCGGGCACGCGGCGGCGGGTGATGCCGAGGCCGGACAGCAGGCCGGGCACTATCACCGGGGCGGCGGTGGCCGGGGTCGACGGCAGGCCGGTGAGGGTCATGACACGGCCGCCAGTTTCCGGGCCGCGTCGTACTGGCCGATGGCCCACGACGCGGCGTAGCACTGGTAGACGAAGTGGTAGTTCAGCTTGTGGATCGACCAGTCGCCGACGTCCGAGAAGGCGAAGCCGCCGACCTCGCGGACCTTGACCTTGTGCTCACCGCCGCCGCTCCGACGTGCGTGCTCGCCCCACTCCCAGCGGTAGGCGTCGCTCCGGTCGTCGTGATCCTTCGACGTTCCGCATGAGCACTCGGCGCGGTACGTCACTCCGTGCTCGAAGTTGTAGACCGCTTCCATCGCAAGGTCTTTGGAGTCCAGCAGGCCGCTGTCGAGGATCTGCTCACGGACCGCTGCCCGCAGGCCTCGCGGGGCTCCATCCCGGACGGCCTCCGCTACCTCCGCCTTCACCTGCTTGATCAGGCGGTCGGGGTCGTACTCGCGGACCGATTCGCGTCCGTTGACCAGCTTCGACGCCCACCGCGTCGGCTCGACGCGGATGCCGCGCAGCCAGTCGAACATGTCCTTCGTGTCGTCGCCATGACGCTCGAAGTGGTACGAGCCGTGAGAGCCGGCGACCAGGAGGTTGTAGGGCCAGGTCACGAGGATGATCCGGGACCATCCCTGCATGGCCTTGAACTCGACGTGCCGGTACAGGCCGTCCTCGCGGAGCTCGGTCAGCTTGCCGTCCTTCACGTCACGGGCGACGTGAGCGGCGATCTCGGGGTAGTCGGTCACGACGCCTCCTCGGCGGTCGGGTAGGGGAATGCGGGTGTGGTGGCGTCCGCGTCGGCGTCGTAGAGGAGATGGCGCATCTCGGCGAGGTAGCCGGCCTTCGCGGGCTCGCCTTGGGCGGCGCGCTCGGGGTGCGCGAGGAGGTCGGGGAGGCGGGCCATGCGGGCGGCGAACTTCTGCCTGGCCAGCTCGCGGCGCATGGCGGTCTCAACCTCGGCGGCGGGCACGTCCACGGCGGAGATGGGGAGGGTCATGACCGGACCTCCGTCGGCTCGCCGGGGCGGAGGGCGGTCGAGGCCAGCACCTTCTTCGCGCGGTGCCAGTCGGCGAGGACGATCTCCCGGTCGCCCCAGTCCTCCACCGACAACGGCGACATGGGGCGGCTGAGGACACGCTCGGCGTCGTCCATCGCCAGGGCCGCCTCGATCACGTGAGGCCGGGTCAGGCGGGCTGCGAACAGGTGGACCGCCTCGGGGGTCGGGATGGGGGCGCTCACGACGCCTCCCCGAGCCGCTGCTGGGCGGGGTAGCGGTCGGCGTAGAACTCGCCCCAGACCTTGTCGAACATCGGGCGGTCCGCCTCGGTGTACGACTTGACCGTGCGCTCGCGGCCATCGACCAGGCCGATCGAGTCCTTTGGCTTCTCGCCGTGCTGCATCTCGTAGGCCAGCGAGACGCGTCGGCCGAACGATGACCGCACCGAGCGGCGCTCGTCCTTCGACAGGCCGCGGTCCTTCAGGTAGGTGTCGACCAGCAGCGCGCGTTCCTCAGCGGGGATCTCGGCGATCTCGCCGGCCGCCTCCGCGTAGTGGTGCAGTTGCCGGGACCGCTTCCACTTCGGGTCGACGCTGTCGTCCATCGCGGCGATCAACTGGACAAGGCCCAGCGCGCGGCGGATGCGGCGCTCCTCGATCTCCTGCTGCAGCGCATCCAGCTGCTCGTCCGTGGCGCGCTCATTGATGGCGCCCCCGCGTGTCCAGTAGTCGTTGACCGCGGTGGTGGTCTCGCGCTGGTAGGCGACGAGAGTGGGGCGGACCGACTCGGCGACCTTCGTCTCGTTGACGGTGGCGAGCCACATCAGGAAGGTGCGGACGTCCACCGCGGCCATGCGGTAGGTCTTGCCGTCGGCGCCAGTTGTGGGGATATCCCTACGACTGGCCCATGAGCGGTCGCGGAGCTTGCGGAGCTGGGTCGAGTAGTCGAGGCCGATCGCTTCGACGGCCGGACGGAACACAACGTGGGGTTCGCCATCGACCAAGACGGTGTCGATGGAGCCGGCCGACAGGTCTAGCTTCACGACCTTGGTCGACTCGTGGGGCAGAATGGACACAGGCGGTCCCTTTCGCTTCGTGCGTTCTGGGCGTGGGATCGCGAGGTCGTCCCGGGGTTGGCGTTTCGGGGCGGCCTCTTCGTTTGCCGGTTAGGCGGCGACGCGGGCCGGCTTGCGCGACAGGCGCGGCTCCGGCGGGCGGGACTCGTGGGCGCGGTCGGTGTCCGGCTCGGTGGCGGCGCGGTACTGGCCGTCGAGGTAGGCGTCCAGGTCGGCGACCTTGTAGGCGACGTATCGGCCGACCTTGTAGCCGACCGGTCCCTTGCCGAGCAGTCGCCACTTGCGGAGCGTTGTGAGCTCCAGGCCGAGGTGCGCGGCGGCGTCCTCGATCCAGAGGGAGCCCTTCGGGGGGCTCGGGCGGGGCCCCTTCCTGTTGTGCACTGGCTTACTCCTTCTTGGTGGGGGGAGAGCTAGGAGACGCATCGTCCAGTTCTGGAGACGCCTTGGGCGCGAAGAGCACCAGCAGGGCGACACCGAGGGCCTCCACGAGGGAGTGGGCGTCATTGACGTCCGCGTTGTCCTGCCTGCCGGTGGCGAGCTTCTCGATCAGACCGCGACCGCAGCCGCTGGCTTCAGCGAGGCTGTCGTAGCCGTAGGGGGTGCCCCTGCCTGGGTGCTTCAT